TCATTGAGCGGACTTGCAGGTGAGTTGAAGGGTACTTTGAATGCTAGAAACACTACTGCAGGTGTGAATCGTGTATCTGTAAAGTCTAACGAAATTTGGATACATTATAATGATGATATCAATTTAAACAATGTGATGACAGCTGTAATTGATACATTAAATTCAGCTAACTACCACATCTTAATATTTAATCGACTTGCACGTACAGATAATGCAATTGTATTTACTGTAAATGGTAATGATACTGCAAATGCAATGGAGCCGATGTCAAATGAATAAAAAGCTTCCGATAACAGAGGAATTAGATTTTCATTATCTTTTGAACTTAATGCCGCTTCTACACAATGAACCAGAATATTCATGGTTACCAGAATTATTTTCTACTATTGATTATGGAAATCTCATAAAATTATGTAACTATGCAGGTGGTGAAGTGATTAAGATTCCTACATTAAATCAACTATCTACTAGTATAGATTCACTTCAGTGGTTCTATGATACAGAGATTTCTCATAAGAAGGATGCTGATGAAATACCATTGCAGTATAAAGATCTTGTGTTGAAAATAAAGGAGATATACAATGCTAGAAACTGTTAAAGCTTGTATTGAAGATGCTCCTAAGACATCATTTTCTGAATTTTTTCAAGAGTATGTATTAAGTGTACAAGATTCAAACATTGACAGAGAGTTCAAATATCTAGTGAATCGAAACATTCTAGGTGTTACTAATATGTCAGCTCTAATTCAAAATACAATAGAAAGGTTGAAATTGATATGATTACAGCTACAAATTTGCAATGTGCATATAATGATCTGTACAAAGAAGTGCGTAGATATATATGGGACTTTGAAACTGTAAGTGCGCTTGCAGATTTAGAAGTTGCTACATATCAAACATTTCCAGATATAGATCAACTTAAGATAGCTTTCGGTACGTTCAAACGATATGTAGATAGTACCGGGTTGTTACGTGATGATGAAGATCTAAAACGTGCATTCGATGCATTTGATGAAATTTTATCGGATGATGATCTTGAGTTATATGCAAATATTAAATCATTCCAGGAGGTACCTGTATTATGAGTAAAAAGATACGAATTATGAAATCAAAGGTAACTGCAAATTCTGAGCCAGCACCTACAGCATATTCAGAAGCAGTAGATCATATTCAATCAGCTATTCAAGCATTGAGTGAGGCTGCTAAGAATGGAGATGTAATTGCAAAAGAGTCTATTGCAAATCTCGGTGTTGTAATGCTTGACTTAAAATAATCCGGAGGTGTTCTATGGATGACATCAAAACTGTTGATAGTTCAGAAGTAGTTTACGACCCTGTATACCAACGACAAAAAGAGGGCGTGGCGAAAATGCGTACGTCCTTATTGGCGTGTACAGACGAAAACGGAATAACGATTCGTGGTACAATTGAATCTATCACAGCAATGCGAATATATCATCAAATGATGAGAATTATCAAATATACAGAATTAATGGACAAAATAGAGGATAAGTTATACAAGTCTATTGATAATTTGATTGATACTGCTCCTAATGACACTCAAACATTAATTCAGCTTCTTACTATTCAAGAGCGACTACAAAAGAGCATGATTGAATCTCATAAGCTATTACAACCATATTTGGACATTAAAGAATTTTCTGTAGTAGATCTTGTACCTCAAGAATCTACAGCTTCCTCTGGTTCTCAGTTGAATATGAATTCTGAAGATCGTGATAGACTTCGTTCTAATGCTCAACAAGTTCTTCTTCAATTGAAAGAAGGTGGGATGATTGCAGGTTGATGAAACATATGCTTCGTTGCCGGAGAGAATTCAGAAAATATTTGCCAACTGTAATGAGGTTGAACAGCAATATTTGTTACAGATTCTAGAAGAGCTTAGTGAATCTGATTGTGGATATTCTAAAACATATGAGGATATTTGGTTATCTGATTACAAAGAAATACCAGTAGATATTGACACATTCTTGGAGTCTGAAGCATATCTTGGAAAAACAAATAGGTGCGGAGATGCTGTATATCCATTTTGGCGTAATGAGCTTAGAAACTTTTTCGGTGCTGGTAATCAGTATCATGAATGGATTCTTACAGGTGCTACTCGTATCGGTAAATCATCTACAGGTATTTCAGGAACAGCTTACATGCTATATAGATTGATGTGTTTGCGAGATCCTCAAAAATACTTCAACAAGAAAGACGTTTCTAAGTTCTCTATATTGTTCTTCAATATCACAAAAGATTTAGCAAAAGGTGTAGCGTTTCGTGAGTTTAATGATACGCTCAAGGCAAGCCCTTGGTTCAATGCACATGGTACATTTTCTACTAGTGAGCGCGATTTCTATTATATTCCAGAGGGTGGAAAAATAATTATTGACTATGGTTCAGATGCTTCGCATGGTTTAGGACAGCAAGTATTTGTAGGATTCATGGATGAGTGTAACTTTAGTAAAGCTGGTATCAAAGATGTAAACAAAGCTAAAGCACACATGAAAGATACATACAATACAATTTCAGCCCGTGTTAAAGGTACATTCAAACACGGTGGTGAAGTATTTGGTAAAATATTCGCAGTTAGTTCTAAACGTAGTGATAGTGACTTCATGGAAGCATATGTACAAGAACAACTTAGTGCAGGTGCTGGTGATCACATGTATATATCAGATGCACCACAATGGGAAGTGCTTCCAAAAGACACATTTGCTAAAGAAACATTTTATATTGCAGTAGGTGATAGACATCACAAAGGCTTTGTTGTTCCTGATAATCAATGCTTCCCTGAAGCTTTAGAAGATTTAAGAAAACAAGGTTACAGATTGCTACAGCCTCCAATAGATATGAAATCCGATTTCATTGCAGATTTTAACATTGCACTTCGAGATCTTGCTGGTATAGCTGTTACTGGTACAATGTCATTCATTACTCAGGACGCAATCACACAATGTACCAATACAGATCGTAGAAATCCATTTTATTCTGATATATTAGAAATTGGTACAAAAGATAATTTCACTATTGAAGAATTTTTCCATATGAAAGAAGTTCCTCCAGAGTTGAAACGAACTCCTATATTTATACATCTTGACTTATCATTAAATATTGACCGAACTGGTATATCTGGTGGAGGTATAACAGGTCATAAAGACATTACAAATAAAGAAGGTGCAAAAGTATCATTACCATTTTTATCACATCTATTTTCAGTAGCTATTCAAGCTCCTAGAGGTGACAAGATAGCATATGGTAAAATTGTTGCATTTATATGTTGGTTACGTAAATCAGGATTTCGTATTGAACGAATAAGTCGAGACCAGTTCCAAAGTGAATATCTTGGACAAGTTTTAGAACAAGAAGGGTTCACGGTTGATAAGCTATCACTTGATAGAACAGCTGATGGTTATACAGCACTTCGTTCCGTTTTACTTGAAGAGCGTATTGATCAGTTGGACAATAAATTGTTACAAGATGAACTTGTTCATCTTCAACGTGACAGTATAACAGGTAAAGTAGATCACCCAGCTGGTGGTAGTAAGGACGTTGCAGATAGTCATGCAGGTTGGGTATGGAATGCTATCAAAAATAATCCAGGTGTTATAATACCTGCTAAAAAAGTTGTATCTGCTATTGCAGCTGTTAATAATTCACGTCAACGTGGGGCAACATTACCTAGTATGTTCCCTAATTTGAATATAGTCAGCACATCTAAAAACAAATTTAAACGATGAAAGGTTGGATTAATATGACAATGAGAAACCTTCTCAAACCCGGAGATTTTGTATCCCTAGTACCTGTAGGTGTACATCTTACACTTCAGTATAATTCTGATGGTAATATCGAAAAAGTATATACTGGATTCAAAGAATCTAGAGTAGATCATTCTAATGAATTAAGATCGTCATTAGTTCAAAATCATATTGTACCTGGTAAAGTTCATATCAAACATGGGACAAGCTGGGTAATGGGTGTATTATACACAAATGAGCTTTTCAATGATACAGGACATTTACCTGAGTGTGTACAAGCTTCATTGTTGAGTGCGTATATCAAACATCCTGAGCATTTTAACTTCTTCGCATTTGACTTTGAAAGTACAATGACTGAATTCAAAGGAGCTACTCCGATTAGACAAGCATTGGCGATGTCAAGATTCAATATTCTTCCAGGATGGCTTGTACCTAGCAGTTTTACTGACAATACAGTAAATACTTGGATAAATAGCCCTCAGTACACATTCAATCATATAATCACAAATTATATTGTATATCATAAAGGTACCGTAAATTACATTTCAGCAAATACATCACAGTTTGTAGCAAATAAGGTTGTCAAGTATACAGACATGAATGGATATGTCAAAGGTAAAATATATGAAAATTCAGAAGTACATATGTGTGTGGATTATTCAGATGTTGTACGTTTGAATATTCAGCCGAATACTCTATTGATTGTAGATAATACAAATCAGCTGATATTCGCAAAGCCGACAGATAATAAGAAACGTGATAAGCGTCCTAGCTCTATAGTATGTAAATGCTGTGGTAAAACATACCAAGTACCTTATACAGGAGTTGTACAGTGTCCTGATACACATTGTGTTTCCAAACTTCTACCTAATGTGATTCAATTTTTCAATACGTTAGGTATTGTAGCTCCTGCTTCTGAAACTATTACAGATTGGTTAAGTTCTCAAAAGATATTATGTATTCCTGACATCTTGTCACTTAAAGATTATCAGGAATTAGAAGTTGATGTGACAGTTTCAAAGCTGTTGAGAGCTATTGTCCCTGTTTCTGTAATTCCAAGAGATGATATATTCATCTTATTTGCAAATGCTTGTAACAACAATGTAAAATCTGTTCGTTACTATGTTAACAATCCAGCGCTGATTACAGCTGATTTAGGACTTACCCATGCGGATCTTCCTAAACTTTTGAATTGGCTGAATGATGATTGTAATGCTACAGATATACAGTCTCTACTAGATGCTCCTCAGCTTAAATTTAAGAATTTGGATAAGCGTTTTGATGGACCGCCAATATTCCGAAATAAATTAATCTATATAACAGGTGAATTTATACGTGGTAATTCGGCAGAAATTGCTGCTATACTGCAAAGTTATTCAGCACGAGTTACTTTACAATTCTCTGAAGATGTACATTGTGTATTAGTAGGTGGTCGCAATGAAAATATAGATGGACGTTCTATCACATCGGCACACAATCTAGGTATATCTGTAATGGATGAGGAATCGTTTTTTAATTATTATCAGATTGATGAAGATCTGAAAGCGAACCTTGTATAAATATAATAGAGGTGAATAATTATGTCTAGAATCATAAATAAGTTGTTGAAACGTGGACACAAATATGAACATAAGAAGTCTTGGCTTCGTAATGTTGTATCAGGTTCGTTTTTGAAAATGTCTGATCTTAGAGGTAGCACAGATATTGATGATATAAAAACTAAGATTGATACTATGCGTGCTCTCGCTAATGACTCTCAAATCAGCACAGCACTTTCATATTATGCAACTGATGCTACAACTGCAAATACTAAAGGCCAGATAATTTGGGCGACTTCTGATAACAAAGAGTGTGCTAGAATTATAAATGGCCTATTCAAACGCTGGAATATTAATTTGTATGTACGAGATCATATATTGGAATTAGCTACTATTGGAAACTTCTATATGCCCACTACATGGATGTATAATGATTATTCTAAATCATCTATACATATGGGTGTAGGTCTTGATAATAATACAATTCCTGATGATAAGTATGATATGGTACCAGCATATATGATACCACCTGAGGATATAATCCACATATGGCATGAAGGTCAGCCCCAAGGTTATATCTATCAGCCTGAAGACGGCATACAGGATTATGTTTCATATCCAGAAGATTCTGTAATTCATTTTTCATTAGGTGGATTGCTAGGAAAATATACAATTGATACACGTAATCCAGATGGTACAGAGGATACTTACGACATTCAGTTTGCTGAGCCTCTCATGAGTAATGCAGTATCTCCTACACAGACATTAAGTCTATTAGAGGACTCATTGTTATTATCTTCATTAAGCCGTATCATAAAATTTATAAATGTAGATTGTCAAGATGCTGAAGAGGAAGAGGTTCAAAATATCTTACAACAGATGAAGGATACTATTGAGCAGCAATTGTCTTTGAATACTGCAACAGGCGATGCTCAAAGTTTCGTAAATCCTCAAAGTCCCAATAATCTGATTTATTTAGCACAAGTAAATGGTAAAGATGCTGTTTCTATTACAGATTTGAATATGGCAGAAGCTACTGAAGCAGATAATAGCTTGCTTGATTATTATCAAAACAAAAAGTTATCTGTATTAGGTGTTCCTAAAGAAGCAATGAATTTCTCTTCTGCAGAGGGGTTAGGAAATGCTGGTACTGTAATGTCACAACGTTCAGCATTGTATGCAAACATTCTAGAACGATTAATGAATGCATACAAAGAAGGATGGAGAACTGCTATAAATGCATATTTTAGGATAAACGGATATAGTGGATATGTAGATAAGTTTGATCTGCATATGAATCCAATCATTACTACACAATCAACTGTTCAATTTGAGAAACGTGATGCAGCGCTTAACCAAGCTACTACTCTTATAGAACTGCTTAAGAACATAGGTATTCAAGATGCAGATAATTATCGTGATTCGCTTGTAGAAATTCTTTCTGAAGTGTTCCCACAGATTGGTGCAGACATTCCAGGATGGGATATTCATACTGACGGAGCTGATCTGGGAGGAGGCGATGGTGATGTTCTCTAAGTCATTATCAAACACATTTTTCCGAGAGTTAAAGCAGTATAACAGTACAAATTTTAAATCTCTTCATAATGCAGAACTTAATGATGACAATCCTGAAATCATGAAAGCATTCAGTAGTGTGATAACTAGATACTTTATATTCTGTGAGAAACATCCGGAACTGTCTGAAACTGAAAAGCGAATGCTATACTTCCAGTTAAAGATTGATATGGTAGCTCGTTTCTTCTCTAACTATCCTAACACTAATACAGATGATTTAATAGCGTTCCAAACTGAATTACGTTATTATATCAAAGAGTCAGAAAGTGGTGATGAATATGTCGAGTCAACCATTGCGATATAATATATCAGATTGGCATCAATTATCTGATACAAAGTCGAATAACAGTAGAGATCTTCACATATCTGTTACAGATATCATACAAGATGCTCGACTTACTGGACTAAGAATACAACTGCATCATAAATCTTTTGGTGTGTTATTTGCATGTGTATTGAATGCTCAAGGCAGTATGGTAACTGAATTCAATGATAATCTTGTTGTAGAATTCACAGCAGAACAAATTCTTGCTGAATTGAAGAAATATGGATATTTGATTACATTTGAACCTCGTGCACATTTACCTGGTAATCAGTTGCAATATCTCATGACACTTAGAGAACTGGGATATGATAAACTCAGAGTAATGCAGGTATATACATATGACATCACTGGAACTAGACAATTCCAATGGTATGTTATTGCATTCAATATTCATGATGAAAACTGGTTAAATAACGGATATTCAATACCTGAAAAGGAATTTCTTGATGCACTTAAAGCTGGTAAATGTGTGAACATATCGGCTATCAGTAAGACACAGAGATGGTCATGGAGTTGGCTTGATTATGTAGCTAATATTGATGATATATTGGAGGACAATGCATGAGGAATAAATTTGATCCAAAACATATAAGGAGTATATGTAAGGATGTTGATCCTGATACAGTTCCATCAATGGACGCACAAACAGCTCTTGACGAATTGTGTAGATACTTCTTAGGTTCTGATTGGTATGATGAATCGGGACTTATACATCCAGAACAAATAAATGTAAACATTGTATGTGCAATTGAAAAGCAATACAAAGGTGCAAAGTTAAAACGCAAAGTAATATATGAATGAGAGGTGATAAATGATGTCTGTTATGCTTATAGGTGAAGATATTAAGCTTATGAGAGCAAGATATGACGAAGCCCTTGAGATGCAAGGAATACCTTGTAAGTATCAGTTTCCTAATATGGCTACTACAAATGAACAAGGTGAGCCACTTGTTGATAGCTATTCTGATATGATTGAAACTCATATATTCTTCGAAGGTACACCAAAAGTAAAAACATTCAAACGTTTAGGTTGGGTGGTTGAAAATGATAAAGATTTACCTTTCTTATTACATTGTAGTTTTAATTTACCAAATCTACAGAAAGATAGCTTATTTCATCTTTCAGGACAGTACACAGGTATGCCTGATAGAGTATTCAGAGTTACAGAATTGACCTGTGATATGCAAGCTCCTGACCATATGATTGCACAAGTAGTACCTGTATATGATAAACAGACTGTCGGTAAGACGAAGAAAGAAAGACAGAATACATTCAACACAAGCAATCACTTCTTATCTGAACCTACAGATTATAGAGGTCAATATATATCAGAACAAGAAGGTGAACAGTAATGTTATATCTGTACGATGAAGCAATTGTAAATGATTTGAAACGATCATTCAATCCAAACGCTGTAGAAAATCCTGTTGTAAGTGTTGTTTCACCAGATAGAATTGTAGATATAGCTGCACAATTGCAGAATGATGAAATATCATTTCCTATTGTAGCACTTACTCGAAATGATGATACATCAATTGATACAAATCTTACTAATTTTACTCGTATGCATAAAGGTGTAGCTACTGTTATTGATCCAAAAACAAACAACTTGTATTATGAACAGTCTATTCCTTTGAAGCTTGAGTATGCATTAACTGTACTTGCAACAAATACAGCTGATATGGATGAGCTTGTACGTGAATTGATATTTAAGTATACAAGAATGTATTTTTTGACTATTACATTACCATACGAAGGTCAACGAAAAGTGAGATTTGGTGTAACTGTAGATTCAGATTCTGGTATAGAACGATCTTCAGGTATAGTTGAATACTTAGAGTCTGGGCAGCTGTACCAGTCTATAATCCATCTTAGATGTGAAGGTTGTGTATATGTCAAATATACTCCTATGCATTTGAAGCGTACACAGCATGAAATTGTACCTACAGCTGTAAATCCTTCAAAACAGTAACCTTATATATTTACATAACAATGTGAGGTGAGAAGTATGATTTATAAAAATATGTCACGCACCACAAAAACTTTTTATGGTGTGCAATTCAAACCTGGCGAAGAGCATGAAGTGCCTGGGTACATCAACCATCCTAAGTTTTTGAGACTTTCGGCCTTCTCTCCTAAGCTGGATGAATCATCTAATGTTGTAGAAACAACTAAGAAGACGTCGACGTCAAAGACTACTAAGAAGGAGGTAACCGCTAATGGCACAGATAACAATAAATGAAATCAGCCAAAATTATACATATAATATTGGTACAACTTCATTTGCAACTGTAGCTTTGCCTATAACTGCTATGTGGGGTCCTGCATATATGGATCCAAAGACTGTCGGTGTATCTCAAGATGAAATGCTTGAGATGATCAATTGGCAGCATTTCCCTGCTACACAATCTGGTCTTGAGTCTTTTGTAGCAACTTACCGAGGTCCTGAATCTAATTTCCGTATGTATAATGATTATTCATACCAGATGGCTATGACATTGCTTACAGCTGGTTATGATGTACTTGTATGTCGTGTATGTCCTGGTACAGCTGCAACTAATACTATGTCAATCGCCAACATGTATTATTTAACTATATCGGCTAAGTATCCAGGTACTTTTGGTAATCAGCTGAAAGTAACTCTGAAGAAGATAACAAAGAAGGTATATGATACAAAGACTTCAACATATGTAGAAGTTCCATACTATTGGAACGCTGTTGTCTATGTTGTAGATAATTCTGGCATTCAAACAGCTGTTGAAAATCTTATATTTGTATTTGATGTCTTAAATTCTACAGATACAATTCCTCATATAAGTGAAGTTGAATCAAAGTTCATAACATTTGTTTATGAAAACACTGTATTGAATGACGATATGGCTATGACAGGTGAGCAAGTTGTATATCTTTCAGGCGGTACAGATGTTGATAATAACATATCAAAAGTACCATCTACTGCTGTTCGTGGTAGGAATATGAGTGATATAAGCTGGTTCAATCCGCTGGCAACTAAACCAACTGGTTGGGACACAACATATTCTAATTATTATACGTATGGTGGTGTCGGTGGTGTAGATAATTTACCAGCTTTTCTAGCAGTTTCATCATCTGGCGGTGGAGCTATACCTACATTTACACCAGGACGCTACTATGAAAAGCTGGATATAACTGATAACAGTGCAACTATGTTGACTGATTTAGCTAAAATTCGCTATACTGCTGCTGGAATTTCAAATTCTAATTATGTGACTGCATTAGGTAATGTAGCAGCGACTATTATAGACGCTAATACAATATCTGCATTTGCACATATGGAGTGGATATACAATGCAGCTTATGTTGTGTATGATCTTTTGAAAGATAAGCTTAACTATAACCCACAGCGTATCATAAGCCCTGGTTGGGATGACCAAGATTATATGAAATTAACAGGAGAATATGGTACAATATTTGACATTTCACCATTACATTCTAAGATCTTAGAAGTTGCATATTACAGTAGATGTGCTACTGGTTTGATTGACATTCCTCGTTCTTGTCCAAGAAGTCTTGTATGGAATGATGATCTTGAAAATCCTGGATATGCACAGATGCTATCACGTGCTGATTCGGCTGCAAGTAGTACTGATGTAAATGCTATTCTGTTCAATACACATTGTGCTCTATTTGCACCTTGGGGTCAGTATAGATATGTAGGTATGGGCAAGCAATGTATTGCTCCTCCATCATTCTTAGCATTGATGATAAACAGGGCTATGATTTTGAATCAGTCTTTACAGTATGAATGGGCACTTCCTACAAATAGAAAGCATACCCTTAAGATCGGCAAGATGGATTATAAGGTTCCAAAGAAGATTTTGGATATATGGCAAACCCTTGAAGGTGTCGGTGTAAATGTAATAACAGAGATTCCTGAACTAGGTCTCAGCCTTTGGGGCAACTCTACATTGTATGAAGTACCACCGGCAACATATCAAGCACTTGCAAATCTGTCTACTCGTTATCTTGTAAATGCTGTAGAAGATGTCGCATATAAATGCGGTCTTGCTATTACATTCCAATATAACAATGAGCAAGCTTACAATCAGTTCTATGCAGGAGTAACACCTACACTTGATACCATGAAGAATGTCGGCGCTATTGACGACTACTATGTAAAGATGGCTGCTGATATTAATGGCCTTGACCAAGTTAATGCCAATACCGTTATTGGTAAGATTTACCTTGTCATCAACGGCGTTATTAATGATATCATCATTGACCTCATTGCTCTGCCGCCTGGATCTGATTTGAACCAGTATAAGTCTTAATCCTAATATACATGCATTTCTGTACATTATAGAGATGCATGTATCATCTTATACAGAAAGGAATGATATTATGTTTACACCTTTACAGATGGGTACAAACCACATGTTAGGTATCGACAATTATGTACCACTTACTACAAATAACTTTGAAGTAAGAATATATAACATGGATGGTTCAGCGCCTACAGAGTTTTCTGATATATTGACACTTTCAACTGATGAAGTCGGATCTATTTCAGAATCTCAGGATATTATCACTGTACATTATGGCAACGGTGTTATCAAGTTCCCAAGTAAGGTTGACTTCGCTGAAACTGATTGGACTCTCAACTGCTTCTGCGAACCGAACGTTATCGAAAATCTTCGTGCTTGGAGACGTCTTGTATATGATCCAGATACTCAGAAGATGGGTCTACCGTCTCAGTATATGAAGCAAGTGTACTTCATCAAATATGACGGTCAGGGCAATGTGCGTGACGTAATTAAATGTCCAGGTACATGGATTGGTGCATTGGATAATGGTGCACATAGTCAAACTGGTGGTGAAGTTGTTAAGATCAAAGTACCATTCATCATCTCAAGAGCGATTTATCTCAAACCAGAAGATTTAAGATAATGAATCGTTATAATATATGGACATATTAAATGTGGAGTGAGCTATCATTATGAAAAAAAAATTAAAGCTGTTCCTGGAAAAGGTATTGTTGCAAGCGTAAACCCTTCTACTCGTAATTATGTTAAGGCTTCTACATCTGGTGCTAGTATACCAGCGCCGTTTAATAAGTACTACGATGTAGCCACCAGACAAGATTTTCAAGACATGGGTCTTGATACAGATTATTACATGGTTCCGTCTGATGCTTATGAAAATTACAGAGAATTGGAATTAATAGGCCATGCAGTTGCTAAGCCTGAGTATGAAGAGGCGCTAGGAGAATATTCATGTGTAGATATTGTTCGTGACAGCAGTTACAACAATTCTATAATGCTGGTATTACCTGTAGGTGATCGTATATACGATGTTTCAATCAATGAAATTGAGGATCTTATAGATAATGCCAGTGATATCTAATTAACTATATTATCAAGAGGTGTTATTATGAGAAAATTTAAAGCTGTTCCTGGAAAAGGTATTGTTGCAAGCACTAATACAAACAAGAAACGTCGTCCTATAACTGCTTCTTCTACATCAGATGAACAGATGTTCCAGAAGTATCACAATGAACTCATCAATGAGTATGAAAACGGTGATGCTGTTTCAGATGAATTAGATCTATGGATTGAAGAAACACTTATGTCTGCAGTTCTGACAGCAGCTGAAAATGCATATGGTGCTGACGGCATTGAATTCTTTGCAGAGCCATCCGGCCAAGGGGGCAGAGGCGAAGATTTTGTAACACTCACATATCCAGATGGTTCAACTGAGGACTTTACAATTGATTTACAAGATGAGTATCAAATGGCAGCAGATTGTATACGTGACGCAAACAGCTTCAAAGAATGTGTCAATATGCTCGCAGACGCTCTCTATCTTGATAGATAAGTATGAAACGATTTATATCATGTTCTACACATAATGACATTCAATACGTAGAGGAAGATCACAAGTTATTATCTTCTATAGGATATGATGCTGTATATCAAATACGATCTAGTGTTGAACCTTTTGTAACTAAATGTTGCAATGCTATATGGGATTCATTACCTGAAGTAGGACCTATGGAGTACTATATAGATAAAGAGTTTGACACCCGGAGTAGATTATATACTAAGGGCATTGGTCTGAAAGGTATCATCGCATACATGCCTACGCATGAAGAAGATACAAAAGGAGATCCAATCATACCTGAAGATTGCATATCTGGTAGATTATATTCAGTGATTATTCGTCCACAAGATAAATCATTATCTACTGGAATTCCTGTCGATTGTGAGGTAGATGGATATATCATTACTTTTGAAAATTCGTATGCTGTCGGAATGTGTGATAATGATGACATTAATCTGAAAGATGCTGTAAATAAGTTTATACTTAGATACAATGCTCATTTCAGACGTAAATAAACATTAAACAATATACATCTAAAGGCCTCAATTGTTATCTCTAAGAGTTATACATTTGAGGCTTTTGTTATACATTGGAGAATAAGGAGTGATATTATGAAACGAAAAATCTTAGCAGCTAGGGGATTCAAACGAGCAGCTGAAAAATATGCTGATAGTTTAAATGATAGTATTTTTGAAAATAGTAATATGTATTATGCAACTGTTGATACTAAAAGAAAACTTGTAGTAATATGTGATAAGCATACTGATAATGTTGTGACTGAAATTCGACTTAAGACTGTCCCTATTGACGTTACAAATTCTGAATATCGTCTTGCAACACCTAAAGAAATTTCAAAAGGTATTGGTTTATATGTACGAGATAAGCACAGCTCTAGTACAGAGAAATATATTCCAGAAGCCGAAGAAACAACTTCAATTGCAAATAGATACAGAAGATAACAGAACCTTATATATAAATGTAATTGAACTCACCTAAAACTTTTAAGGAGTGTGTAAATTTATGATTTCAGAAAAAATCGAACTGTTAGGTAAAGGCTTGTACTCTGATATACCAGATGTACTTACACTTACAAATATTCCTACTGCATCTGAACTTGACTGCGTTGGCGGAGAAGATTTTGACAAAGTAATGTTAGATACAATCTTGCCAGAAGCTGTTGAAGAAAAAATCAATTTTTATGACTTGTTAGAGATTGATTATCAGTGGGTATGTAGATGTTTACGTCTGCTTAACTTTGGACCGTATTATACTACAAATGCAATATTCTGTAGCAAATGCGGAAAAACTTCATACGGAGAGTATCAAGTTAATTTGAATACTATTGCATGTAATCCAATTCCAGATGGATTTGTAAATGATATCATAATTACAAAGGATGAATTTTTAGATTTCAATGGTGATATCACACTTAAGCTTCCAACAATTCGTACTATTAATACTGCCTACAAGGATAAAGCATTCCAGCTTGCAAACGGCAGCACAAATAGAGAGCTTGCAAGAATTTGCTATATGATCAAATCCATCAAAGGTAAGTCTAATCTTACTCCTATTGATATAAAGCTGATGATTCAGCAGCAGTTATCAGCAGCGGATTATATTATCCTCAAGAATAAAGTAACTGAAATGACTGATTTTGGTCTGCGAGCTGGTGGTGTAGCACAGTGTCCTTCATGTGGACATGATCACGCTGCATTCATTGCACTTCCAGATGATCGTTTCTTTCGTCCGACCATGGGAAATCTCAAACAGTGGCAGCTCGATAAACGTTCAGGGAAAAATGAAGACGTTTCAAGAAATACGTCAACAAATGTATGAGAACATAATCGATGAAACTTTATTCATTGCACGAGCTTCTGAGGGTGCAGTTTCTGCTGAATGGATAATGGAACAGCCAATATTCATACGAAAGAAATATGTTGATTCATTTACTAAAGAGTTAAAAGAACGTGAACGTGCATTGAAAAATAATGGTAAGAAGCGTTAAGCATCAATGAGGGATGGGATTGAATAGTCCCATCCTCATTTTAATATGTTGTGTGTAAAATGGAGGTGTATGCAATATGCCAGATAACAACAATGGAAACAATCCTTCAAATGCAGGCTCTGGTAGCAACCCTGATATATTATCTTCTTTACAAGGATATATCAATAATACTAATACTAGTAGAAATAATGCTATAGCATTGTTGAAGTCTATTGACCAAACTACTAAACAAATATTGCAGTCTGGTGGTGGAATGTCTGCATCTAATGCACAGAACATGATGCCAGGCGCACGTGGTAGCAATACTTATTTTCAAAGTCGTACAAACTACAGTAGTCGTGGATTAGGTGGAGGGGGTTCTTTCAGACAGTTTACAGATAATCTGCAAAAAACTATGATGGAAGAACTCATCGGAAATGAATTCAAAAACAGCTTACGTGATATACGAGATAAGTTAGCTCGAGATTTAGGTGTAAATGTAGAACAAGTTCCTGCTGAGCTTGGAAAAATGCTTGGTGGTAAATTAGCAGGTGCTATCAAAAATTTAAAGCCTGTAGATGAAGCAATTGGATCATTTAAGGATATTGTATCCGGTAAATTCAATGACATTAAGAATGCTTATGTACGAGGTCGTAATAATAATTATGCAAGCACACATGATGGTGCTGCATATAATCCACAACGGTCAAGTGCAGCTACTATACGTGATGCTATTAGAACACCTTCAGGAACATCTATGTTCGGAGGAGGATCTACACCTGGTAGTAATAATAGAGCTGCTTATAATATACAAGCTCAAACCGTTATTATACGTGCGAACAGTATAATACAAGAGTCTGAAAGACCTGAAGGGTTACAAGGTAATTTATCGGATGATGCACTCTCTAGCATATTAGATTTGCTAGGAGGTGGTAGCAGTGTTGATGACATGGTAAATGGTATTTCATCAATACTGAAAGGTAGTGCATCTTCAGCCGGTGCTGCTGGTGCTGGAGCCGCAGGTGCTGGAGCTGCAGGTGCTGGAGCTGCAGGTGCTGGAGCTGGAGCTGCCGGAGCTGCCGGTGCTGGAGCAGGAGCTGTCGGTGCGGGTATTACTGAAGCATTAGGTGCATTATCTGCAGTTGCTCCTGAAATATTACTTATCATAGGTGCAGTAGTTGCTGCTACTATGGTCTTTGACGCATTAGTAGATGCAGTCAAGCCAATGATAGAAGGTTCTAAGAAGCTGTTTAAATCGTTGTCAGATGCTGCAAATCGTTATGAAAAGAGTAGAGAAGAAGGCTTAAAAGCAGCAGAGGCTCGAATGAAAGCTGATTTTGAGACAGTAATTCGTGAGCCATTCAAGATACTAGAAGACGCAGCTCAAAATTTATATGATGCATGGGATCAAAATGTAAGAATTATTAATGGTACACAAGGTTATAATAAAGATCAGCTATATGACTTGATAGGAGGTTTTGCTGATCGTTTAAGAGCAGAGGGTCTTGAACGTGTTGTTAGTACTGATACAGTTACTACTAATCTTGCAAAAGTATTAGAATCTGGATTAAGTGGTTCAGTTGCAGAAGAATTTGCATATTTAGCTACAAAACTGAATGCCGCTATTCCTACTGAAGACTTTTTCAACTATGCTAGTACATACAGTTCTATTGCTGCTAATGCAATTCAACAAGGTAAGTCTCAATCCGAAGCTATTTCATATGCTAATAGTCAACTGGAGTCATTTGCAAGTAACTTGTTATATGCAAGCCGAGAAATATCAGGTGGCTTTACAACTGGTCTTAAAGATGCAAATACATTGTTCCAACAGTCTGTTCAGATTGCACAAGCAAGTAAGACTAATAATGCTACTCAGATTTCAGGTGTAATGACTGCAGTATCTGCAATAGTCGGTGCAGTTGCTCCAGATCTTGCAACGTCTATGACAGATGCTATCTATAAAGCTGCAACAGGTGGTAACAGTTCTGAAATTGTAGCGTTACGTTCGCTTGCAGGTATCAATGCATCTAATACTGAATTCTTGAAAAAGCTTTCTGAAGACCCACAAGGCGTGTTTACTAATTTATTTGATAACTTGGGCAATATGCAGAAAATGTCCCAAGATTCATATATGGAAGTTGCAGAAGGTTTATCTAGTGTATTTGGTGTATCTATGGATGCATTTGCTCGTGTGGATTTCAATTATCTAGCACAAGCAATATCTTCTATGAATACTTCTAATGGTTTATTAGAAGAGAATTTAGAATTACTTGCATCAGGTGAAACTACTACTAATGCTGAGCAACTTAGAATGCAGCAAATAAATGAGTACATGTGGAATGAAGGTCTTGCATATGTAATGGATAACGCTGCTGCTAGAGAGATTCAAAAGCATATGTGGGACGAGCAAATTGCTCGTGAGCTTATGGAGTCCGAATATAGTGTAAACATTAAAGGTGCTGCACTTGAATTTTTAGAAGGTATCAGAAAAACCATTGATAACATTCTTGGTTTTTTGAATCCTTTCAAAATGTTCAGCAAACTTTCTAATTTAGTAGGTAGTATAGAAGAAGCTGGAGCACAAGATGTAGATGTTAAGCAACTACTTGAATTAGGTAAACTGGGCGGTGGCAATGCTACAGCATTATATCAGCTTACTACTAGAAACGCAGATCTAAATCTAACTGAGAATTTAGTAAATATGATGGGTGGTGTATCTGCATACAACATTGCATCTACTAAACGAAAAGTTACTAGCGATTTATTGTATACTGGTTGGAACAACTTATTTGATGCTACATATGGTGGACAAGGTATGAATGCATTATATGCATTAGTGTCTACTGGAGCTGGTAAAGCTGGTCAAGGTATTTCATCATTGTTCAATGGTAAGTCTGCATACAGCTGGGGAACTATAGGTAAGAGTACAGCAAGTGCATTATCATCAACTGCTAGTTTATCTGCATCTTCTACATCAACAGGGTTAGCTGCAATTTCATCTGAACAAAAGGAAGCATCAGCAACTGCACAAGCTCAAAAAGTAGCAACACAGAATTTAACCAATATGTTGAATTCTATGCAAACTTATGTAGATGAGGCAACTGCTAAAGGTGAGACTGCTGATTATGATGAATGGGTAAAATCGGCATCATCTGCAAATAGCATAGATGATTTTGCTGCTGCTTTGCAAGAAGCAGGTATGACAGAAGAAGCTGTTAAATCTCAATTTGATTCAGCTACTACTCAAGCAGCACAAACAGCTGAAAAAGAGCGTAAGCTTAGAGAAGAAAAATTCTGGACAGATACCGTAGATTTATTGACAGTTAACAATACAATGCTTCAATCTATATTTGATAAACAAACAGAGTTCTTCCAAGCGATCGTAGATTACTTCATAGATCACTTAGTATATTCATCTTCTTATAGTCATACAGATGTATCTACAGTGCAAAAGAAGGAGAAAAACAAATCAGAAACTGCTATATATGAATTAGCACGAGCACTTACTCAAAATACAACCGATCTATTAGATCCAACAGTACAGACAAATGCAATACTTGCACAGATATTAAAATTAGTCAATGTGTTGGTACAACAAGGTACATTGAATACAGAATCTGGAGCTATGTCTAACATACTTGCAAATATGGCAACAGGTAACTGGGAGTTAAAGGTACCTACATCGTCATCATCTGAATAATATAACCTTCTATATTTATACACATCTAAATATAGAGAATTGGAGGTAAATATATGAATTTTGTCAAGTTTCCAGTAAACGCTACAAATATATTTCCTATTGCTAATACTAAGAAGGGTGGACAGTTAGTAACTGAATTCAATCTTAGAACTATAGATAGCGTAAGTACTGATGAATCTATTCAATATATGACTGGGCCTTCTTATGTACATGCTTCAACTGATTTTGAAGTTAAAAGCCAAGGTTCAAATGATGCATTCTTTGCAGATCAAGATATATCTGGATCAAGTTCAGTATTAACTATCATGCCAGGTAGAGGTGTTATCAATGGTCACTTTGTAGAGTTACTTTCACCTATTGAAATTGATATGACAGAGGCATATGCATTAGCTACTAAAGCAGGTGAAACTTTAAATGGTGCATTAGCTATTGGACTTAAAGCAATGTACAGTAGTGAAACTACTATGGCAGGTGCATTGTTACCTGAGTCTGTATCAGAGATTAATGTAGAAAATCCTGAAGATAGCATAAGCTCGTTGTATGAGGGTATTCAAATTGTAATTTTACCTGTAGAAGAATTTATATTACCTATAGATTCACCTACAGATGCATCATTAGTAACTGCTCATATAAAGCTGGCTCAATTTACTTATATAAATGGTGCAATCAAAGGGTTAACTAACAACTATCCTGATAAGTGTATAATGTTACCAGCAAGTAGAGTAGGTACTATGGGTGGAAATGGCAATAGTAGTGGTGCGTCTAGTGAATTTATCAGCAAAAAAGGTCTAGATCCTAAGAAGCTATATACATACGCAGGATACAGTACTAAGAAAACACCTGAGGGTGAAACTGTAGTAGCTGATACTTGGTGCGATTCTATGGATGCACTGATGGTGTGGGATGCAGATCCACAACTGATACCTGCTAGTTCTGAAGATGCAATTCAACCTTATAGTGAAGCTACATTTGCAGTGCATGGAAATGAAGTTCGTCTGTATCTTCCTCACAAACAGCCTGATATTAATGGTAAAGAATTCATAACTGACCAAACAGGTGCACCTCAACGTTATAAAGCTAAATCATATCCATTACCTGTTGCAAGCTTTGTAAATGGTACACCTGGAACAGTTGATGCTGCTTATACAAATAATGTCAAGAAGATTAAAAACATGATAAACAACATATATCAACTTATGTTGGCTAAAGGCACTCAACGAGGTTATATTGATATATTATCTTTCAACGATGACGGTGGTAAAGATCTACCTGATATCAATACAAACTGGGCAGTAGGGGATTACATACTTGTAGGTACAGATAATACAGTAAATGAAACCACCGAAACTGTTACTACATGGATAAGAAATCCATCTACTTTATATGTAGTGTTACCTGGTGTTGTTAATACTATTTCTAGTCCAGCAAAACCAGCAAGGCCTGATGGAATGGAACTTGCATCTGTTACATTGTCTGGTGAGCAGATGGAAGAATTAGGTATAAACAGTGGTGGTATGTTAGTTCTAGATACTGATAAATTCAATAAAATAATTGATTTGAAGGCTACTGAATATAGAGGTATACCAAATCATGATTATTTTACCATAACTTACGATACTGGAGCATTAACACAGAATACAATTTATTATACTGTAGCAAGCATTTTACCAGGTTCTAGAATATATACTGACCCTCCTATAATGCTTACTGGTCAAATTCCGCTTGCAAGTACAGAACAAATTGGTGGATTTATAGATGTAGAAGAGACTGCACTTGACCAGGGTTTTGTTCATCTAGATAGCAACGGTAATCTTGTTTTACTTGATTATGCATTACTAAGATCAGGTGTACTTGCTTATCAGTTAGGAGAAGATTTTACAACACCTGCAGGTTCAAGTTATGAAGAAATACAATCCTTGCTCAATGAGTATGTAAACGAACGTGTTGCATTTCCAAATGCATCTCATCTAGAAACATCTGAACATCCACATGTTATCTATATCAATTTGAATTTAAGTGCAGCTGAATCACCTACAGTTTTAAATATTGGTGACATTGATTCTAGATTTGGAACTTCTATATGTTTAAACATATTCGGAGAGATTGATTCAAATACTATAATAAATATCAGTAACTGCGAGAAGATACGAATCGGAAATATACCAATCTCTACAAATGGTGGTCCACAGATTAATCTATATAGATGTAATTTGTATTATGATGCGGGTGTACTCAACTGGGTAAGAAATATTGACAATTTGCAACTATGGTATGAGAAGTATGCTGTAAATGGTGAAGATCTTTCGACTTTACCAGATCTAATGGTAGATGGGCTTACTGTTACAGAAGTAGGATATCCACCAGCTGGACAAGATATAGGATACTGGACAGAGGATACTCCTAATGATAATCATTTTAGATATGCACTGAAAAGTGTAACACTCGACACGCATGGTATGGTAACAGGTTGTGCTGTATTAGTTAAAAATGAAAGTACTGCAAACGTAGAAACTGGTAAGTTAATCATTTCTGGTAAATGTGATTTCCCTTCTGGTAATGGCCTAGATATGCCACTTGCTAGAATTGATAAGCCTGTTAAGATTACAGGAGAATTCATAGTAGCTTATTCAACTACGTACGACAATACATCAAAACGCATGTTAGTACAAGATACTAAATTCACAATGATTACTCCTTACTATGATGGTCTTGATATTACAAATAATAAGGCTGGAACATTAGTACCTGGAAAGATACACTTCTTATGCGATGTATTCTATGTATCTCGAACAGAGGGATTAGATCCACCTCCGCAGTCATTAGATGGATGGGACACATCAACATATCATATGTTTGAAGGCTACACGCTTTCATAATTGGGGGTGCTTATATCGTGTTTATACATGATCTTATCAAGATACATTTAGTTAGGGAGGGTTACCTTCCTAACTATCCATATCATCTAATATCTGATGTTGAAATGTGCGATGCATTTTTCAACAAAGATGATGAATCTAAAAGCTACTTCCATGTAACATATCCAAGAAGTGTTGCTGAAAATGTAGGACCTGCTTATACATTAAGAGACTGCAAAGGTGAACCTATATTAGATGAAAACGGAAATGAAATAATTGAAACTCCATATGAGGGTCTTGAACGTGTAATCGGATATTATATGAACAAACTGAAAACTACACATGACGACACATGTGTACTTCCAGATTGGGTGTATTCTTATATGTTAGGTGAAGTCATAAGTGTGCATAGTGAAATAATAGATATACACGATCTGATAAAACCTTTAGGTGTAGATAACATAGATGATATATTTACTCCTGTAGCTGCAAAAGCTTGCTACGATACTAGTAGAAAGTGGATAAAACAACATTTGATAGATGTATGGGGGCATAATGAGTCTGGATTAGATTCTACAGAATGTCCAGGGTGTCAAAATGTAAGACCTCCTACAATGTTTGGTGAGCCGCATGTAATAAAAAGCATTCGACTTGATAGTGTATCTCCTATATAAGGTGGTGATAATAAATGCAATTCTTAAAGATAACACCTTCAACTACATTGTCTGATTTATCTTCACAGGTAGGTGTACGCAATGTAGATGCTATATTGTCATTAAACATGATAGATCGTGTTCCTAATATTGGTCAAGCTTATCAAAATAACTACGAGAAGGCTCAATCGCGTGATGCAGTACAAGCTCAGACTAAAATAACACGCTTGAATACAATGACATCTGATTCAGATGTATTTGAAACAGCCGCATTATTAAATGAGCTAGATTGGAGATATCTAGAAACATATGGTAGTTTGCCTAATGCATTACACATACCAGAGACTATTACATTACCAAGTTCTGTATCTATTGTAGGAAACGGTGAACCTGTATCTAGAACAATATATGATAACGTTATAGCCCAGCTGAATAAGTCATATACTATAGACCCGTCAGTATTCAGTGAATATAGTACTAGAAAAGGATCAACAATTTCAGATACCTCATCGTCTGAGGGCGTTATGCAATGGTTCAAACTTCCATGGGGTTTAATTACATTACATTCGTCTCTAAGTGGAAATTCTGTAGACTTCCCGGTGTATCCTGAGGATTTTGATGATAGTATTTCAGCTAACTATGAACAAATGCCTGAAACACTGTATCAGTATGAACCTTGGCAAGTGTATAAGAGCTCTGGACCCCGAACTAACACATATACATTCAAGATGCATCGTGATATGTGGACAGGGGATCATAGAGATGGTAAATGTGCAGAACTTGTTAGATTTTGTCAAGCAAACTGTTATCCATTGTTTAAAGGAGCTGCTGTTCAAACTTCAATAGTTACATTATACATTGCAGGCAAACCTCTCATTTCAGGTATAATGACCAATGTCAAAACTAAATTTGAAGGTCCTATTGGTCTTGATGATTTTCCGTTAGTATGTACATTAGACATAACTATCACAGAAGTATCACAAGAAGCACTCAACTATACTAAAGTATCTGAGAAAGGGTTGATTGGATAATGCGAACAAGTTCAGATTTAATATATGATGAGGGCAAAGCATTAGAACAATATTTAGAGAAGAAAGATATACCATTCTATAAGCCTATATATTATGACACGCTTGTACCTTATCAGGTGTTAGAACACAAAGGTATACAATATAATGTATGTTATGATTATAATCATATAAGTCGATACAAAGGATTAAGACAGCTTACTCATAGTCCTGCTGAATCTGATAGATTCATAACATTGGAAACTCCTAATCCTATATTGAGTAATGCTAATTTCATATATTATGATGTACCATTGACAGAAGAAAACAGATTAGATCTGATAGCTAATAGATTTTATGGTTCAGCTCAGTATAGCTGGATAATTGCATATTTCAATGGCATTGAAGATGGATTTACAGTAAGTGAAGGTCAGAGATTACGTATTCTTGAAAACTTTACAGATCTATTCAGCAATGGTGAATTGCTTGCTCCAATTCCAGCATTGCAGTTGAATTTAGGTTCAGAATGATAATTTATGAAATGAGGTGGTACAGTGAAAAAACAACCATTTGTAAACTTTACATTAGCAGGCGTTAATCTTACTGAATTTGGAATGACTATTCCAAGTCCTGTATCTTCTCTAGAGATCGCAAATAGTGAAATAGCTAGTATGACATCATGGACACTTACATGCGTAGTAGGGGGAGATTCAAATAAGAAAATGAATGTAGCTGCATTTGAAGCTCTACTATATAGTGCTGCACAATCAGCAAGTCAATATGCTAATTCGAGTGGTATACCTGTAGCATTTATATTTGGTTGGCTTGATGATGCTGGTAATGTAGCTGAATATACATCTTATCAAGGATTCACACTTAAATTTACTGTATCAACAAATGGTCTGTATATGCAATATAAATTAACTGGGTATGCTACATTATCTATGCAAAGTAGTATGCCGGTTCTCAGGATACCTGCTATATCTGGTATAGTACAACCATCTGCTATTGTAACAGCTTTAGCAAAATCTGTCAAAGCTACTTCTTATTATGAGTTAGATATTGATAGAAATGATGCTCCTACTCTAGTAAACCATGGTCCATTGACTACTAGCTTTAACAAGTATGTAAGAGGGGAATTTACAGGTGATGATGATTACGACGATTTTCCTGGATTACTTCCCCTATCTAAATCATATAGTGCATCTAGAGATTCTGCAGGTATAAAGTATCCATATAAAAAGTTAAGTCAGATACTAAATAATGTGTCAGTCTCGCCTATAGGTGATTTTCTTAAAACTAGTAATGTAGATACTACACCACAATGTTCGTCGTTCAGCTATTGGGTAGACGAACCTACTATGACACGACCTGGTGTCATACATTATAAGAGTAATGCCGGTTTGACATCAGCACAGAATAAAGATATACTTGAATTTGGTACATCTAATACAAATGTATTAGCATTAACTGGTACATATGATGGTGTAGCTTATAATATGTCAAATATGAATTTCACACAACTTGGATTTTCAGTAGACGGTAGTGGTAATACAATTATGCAAGGTGCAGAAGTTGTAAATAGCTGGAGCAGCTCATTGGGACAGGTATTTCAAACTGCTAATATCATCAATGACATAAATGCGCTTGCTACACAGTTTAGCGGAGACTTTTCTGTTACTATTGCAGGTAGTGTAAAGCAATATTCATTAGCACAGCCGGTATCATTATTAGTTATGATGGGTGGTACTTTGTCTCCTATATCTGGTATATACAACATAACATCCGTTAGTCATGTATTGAGTACTACATTTTTAACTACATTGAAACTACAACGACTTGTAATGAGTAGTGCAAATCAAGTTGCTACAACACAAGGAATATTTATTGGTGGCAGTGGTAAATATGGATCATCTTCATATACAACTACAAATAATATAATTACACCATATAAAGTAGAATTAGGGGACATGTATCCTAATTTTGAACACATGTCTTCTAATATACTTTGATGCATGGAGGTGCAATGTCAATGGCAGCTGTGTATAAGAAACTTTCTAATTCACCGCTTACAAAATCAGATACTAATATACTAGTACCATATATAGATAGTCAATCTCATAGTTGGTATAAGAAATATGGCGGATATCATACTGGTGTAGATGTTGAAGGTTCAGAAATATATGCATATCAATCAGGTGTTGTGATTCAGATTGGGGATTTAGATGACGGCCTAAAAGCAGTCGTTATACAATATACAGCCAATATATCTTTACGATATGCAAATATGTCAAGTTTACTTATAAAGATGGGCGATGTTATTAAACCTGGTGAATTATTAGGAATAGCCAAGAAATTCGTACATTTTGAATATTTATCTAAAACTAAAGAAGATTCAATATGGCCTGTTCGTGTCGGTACTATGACATACTTCAAACATAATCCTGAATTGATATTTGACGGTGTTGTAAAGCTAAATGCTAATGATTGGTCACAAATAAAGACAGCTGATACTACAAGTCGACCTTATGTATTGAGAGAATCTCAATATTCTGAATTTGATACAGATGGTAGCGGAGGTGATAGATAGTGTCAAATTCTAACCTTGTAAGTTATATAGATTCTGGTTCTAAAAATTATAATGCACGTACTGGGTCTATCACAAAGATAACTGTACATCATGCAGCTGGAAAATGTACATTATCCCAATTTACAAACATAATGCATTCTGGGCGTGAAGTTAGTTGGAATTATGCAATTGCATATGATGGCTCTATTGGATTATATATACCTGAAAAGTATAGAGCATGGACTACAGCTAATAGAGAAAATGACAATGTTGCAATTACAATTGAAGTATCTAATTCATCAAATGGAGAGCCATGGCCTATATCAGATGCAGCTTATAAATCATTGTTGAATTTATGTGAAGATATATGTAGAAGAAATAATATACAAGCTATACAATATACAGGTAATAAGTCAGGAAACTTAACAATGCATAAATGGTTTGCATCTACAGGATGTCCAGGACCTACATTATCAACTAAATTCTCAGACATAATGCAGAAAGTCAATACACGATTAGGTCAACCAAGTACATTACCATATATAACAGATCCTACTACTGGTGAAGTTACAGCTGCTGGTTTAGTATATAATGCAGTTACTATAGATATTGCATCTTTAGTTGATTATTCACAATTTACTCCATATGTAGCAACTATTGATAGAACTGTTAAGTCTATAGATTTCAAAAAACTAAAAGAACATAGTGTATCAGCTGTTATGATTGAAGCTGGTGGTCTATATAATCGTTCACATTCTGTAGTAGAAAACTATGCTAATCCATTACTAGATGAGCAAGTAAGAGGTGCAGGTGAAGCTTCTATTGATTATGGATTGATTGCAGATGTACGTTCTAGAAATGTAGAAGAAGCTAATGCTGAATTGAAAGAGCTTACAAGAATAATACAGAAGTATACACCACCATACGGCGTTTGGTTGAATTTGAATTTATCCGCTGATAAATCTACCAACAATAAGATAATAGATAGATATGAATTTGTATTACAAGCTTTAGGTTTGAAAGATAAAATAGGATTCTATGCTACTAGAGAACAGATGTCAAAAATTGATTGGAATGAAGATCGTCAAAACATTTGGTATCTATGGCTCAATAACCATGTAAAAGAAGAAGAGCATTTAGCACAGCTGCTGTCTCCTGAATTTTTCATGTTTGATAAAGATAAAGCAAGCGATGTACCTGTTATCAATACTACAATTTATACTGGATATAGTGATACTGGAATAGAATCTGGAATACTTACAGAATACAGCGATTGGGTGTTTGTAGGTGATTCTAGGACTGTAGGCATGGGCAATAGTGTTTCAGGTATAACAACTATGGCGAAGGTTGGCGGAAATTATAAGTACTTCTCGTCTTTGATATCTAATATCAAGAAGCTTCATAATAAGAATATTGTACTTTGGTTTGGTGTCAATGATTTGAATAATGTAAGTAAATATGTGATGGCCTATAACGATTTATGTTTCACCATGACAGATTGTAAAATAATTGTAGCAACTGTAGGTCCTACAAGAGGTTCATATGCTAAATTGATGCCAGACATACAAGATTTCAACGCTGCATTGAAAGATAGATTGAATCATAATATTACAATTGTCGATGTATGTTCTAAAATGATAAGTGGTACGTATACATCACCTGATGGGTTGCATTATAATTCAAAAACTTATAAATGTGTATATAACTACATTACAAATGGAGTATATACAGAATAGTAAAGGTGTGGTAATATGAGTTTTGTTCCTAGATTAGAAGCTCCTTCAAGCTCTAGTCCGTATTGGAGGACTACCGGCTCAGGTGGCTATAACAAATGTATAAATATATCAGGTGGTTCTACTATACCGAACTGTGTAGGATATGCTTATGGTAGATTCATGGAAATAATGCAAGCTACATCATGTAACTTGTCAACAAACAATGCAGGAAAGTGGTATGGTAACACAAGTGATGGATATGCTCGTAGCGATAAACCACAATTAGGTGCTGTAATTTGTTGGGACCACCCTGGGCAAGCTGGACATGTAGCTATTGTAGAAAAAATAAATTCTGATGGTTCAATAGTTACATCAAATAGTGCATACAATGGTAAACTATTCTATACGCAAACACTTAATCCACCTAATTATACATGGAGTAGTAACTATAAGCTGCAAGGATTCATATGTAACCCTTCAGTATCTGGAAACAATACAATTGGACAAGCAAGTAAGTTATCATTATTTTTACAAACTGCTAAATCACAAATAGGAAAGAAGCAGGATTGGGTCAGATCTGTCATAAATTGTGGTGATATTGAATGGTGTGCTGCATTTGTATGTGCATGTGCAAAAATTGCAGGTGTGTTAGATGTCATAATTCCTAATAGTTATGGCTGCGGAACATTATTGAGTACTGGAGTAAGCAAAGGATGGGGCACATTTCTTAAAGGACCTTGGTTCAACTGTAATGTAATACCGCAGGCTGGTGATTTAATAACATTTAGACGCAATCGTGGTTATACAGATGAATACTCTTGTAGTCATATAGGAATAGTTACAGGGTGTGACGGATCTACTGTATATACTGTAGAGGGTAATACTGTTACATATGATAGACATACAAGTTCTATAAAGGATAAAAGTTATGGTGTATCTTATGAATGTATTCATGGATATTATAGACCTAATTGGTCTGTAGTAGGTGCAAGTGCTGGAGATTGGATGCTTGGCGGTGGTGCAGCATTTTCGTTATACAATACACAGAATACCCGTGAAGATGCTATGATACGTGAAATTGGATACTTAGATAACGATTATAAACCTTCTATATCTACATCCAAGATAAAATTGTCCGTTATTAATTATACATCGAAACTGGCTGAAGTATTTTCTCAAATAACTGTTGCGTATGGTGGATTTGGTGATGTAATGGTAGATGGTATAGATGATCCAAACGCTCGCACAATCATAGCTTATTTAGTTGGGAAAGGTCTGAATGCAGCAGCTGCTTGTGGAGTATGCGGAAATGTGAAACATGAGTCTGGATATAAAACAGATGCAGTTGGTGACTATGGCACATCATTTGGAATATGTCAATGGCATAATGAACGTGGTACTAACATGAAGAGCTTTGTAGGTAGTGATTGGGCAACTAATCTAACAGGTCAACTTGATTTCTTATGGAATGATCTGACATCATTGTTACCATCGACTCTTAAGAAATTACAAGCAGTTCCGAATACTGTAGAAGGCGCTAAACGTGCTGCTGATGTATTTGTTCGTGAGTTTGAACGTCCTGCACAAGTAGATACACAGTCGGCGTTACGTCAAGCAACTGCTGCTGGGTTATTCAGTAGTTGTGTTATACAACAATCAACTGCTGCTGGTGGAGGTGTAGCGAGTCAGGTAACTACACAATCTGGGGGTACACCGTCTAATCCTAAGACAATAACAATACCTGCAAATGTCAATCAGTCTGGTATTACAGCAAATTATACTAACTACACATATTTTTATACTAGATGGGCTAGAAGTTCTATACAGCGAAAACTTGCAGATATATGGAATCAACAAGGTAGGCCTAGTGATAGGAACATTGCTACTATAAACGGATATTATTTATGTGCTGTAACTTTGACTATAGGAACAACTGGGGATCTAATAACTGTTGTATTGCAAGACGGTACTTCATTCAATTGTATAATAGCTGATTCTAAAGGTGCAAATCCTGGATTGACTGGAGAATCGGGCAATCAATTTGGACATTCATTCGGAAATGGAACTATTGATGTCATTGAATGGGAGAAGAAAGGATCGGCAGCTTCTGGGACTGACAATCATACACAGATTGACTTAAAAGGGTGGAAAGGTAAGAAAGTAGCCAAAATTCTTAATTATGGAACATTTCTTAAGTAAGGTGATATCATGATTACATATGGATTTGCAAAAGGATATAAGTATGCAGGTGACGGTACACTTTTGATACGTGTGCGAATTCCGTCAGTTCATGGGCCATATATGCAGTCTGACTCTAATGGTAAGAAACTTAGAAATTATGTTATGGATAATGATCTACCTTGGTACACATCAGTATTGTTACCACATATGCCGCATGAAGGTGAAGTAGTAGCTGTATCATCACTTAACAAAGGGAATAGTGATTTTATCGTCATTGGTCTAACAGGTGGTAGTTATAGTGCTGGTGCTACAAATTTAGGAGGGTGATATCAATGACAAATTCATTATCGTTTCCAAATATGTTTGATGTAGCTCGTAATAAGGTAGGTGTTATATCAGATAATGAATCTATTGTAAACAGATCTAGATTACTGATACTTACAGAGCCAACAGAGTTATATCATAATCCAGATTTTGGTGTAGGTTTAAAACGACATCTATGGCATTACAACACTGAAAATGAAAAAGCTATAATGAAAGATCGTATAGTTGATCAGCTACGATTGCATGAACCTTGCTGTGTTCCTGATAAAACATCTTTTGCAGATGGTCTATTATTCACAGGTGTAGAAGATGACAATACATATCAGAAATATAATCGTATTACTATGACAGTAGGTATAAAGACTATATTTGGTGATGATGTAACAGTAGAGCTTCAAGATTTACAGTCTATAATAGATGCCGGTCAGCTTCGGTACAAGGATATGCTATCCGATTAAGAAAGGAAGGTCGATTTTGAATGTCAGATAGATCTAAAGGGCTAATAAAATACACAAGCCGAGATTATAATTCTATTGTTGAAGAGTTTTGGAATTTAGTACCTAAACTCACTGAATTATGGAAACCTGAAGCTGATGCTGATCCTGGTGTAGTACTTGGAAAATATCTTGCAAGTATTGCAGATATGCTCGGTGTAAACCTAGATTGGCTTGCAAATGAAATATTTGGTCCATCTGTTACTCAAAGGAAAAATGCAGAAAAGATATTTGGATTAGTAGGTTATACTCTTGGTTGGTATACAGCTGCAAGAACAGAGGTTACGTTTGTGAATAATCTTGAAAATCCAATAACCCTTGATTTTGGATTCAATGGAGAAAATTTCTGCACATTGAATGCTTATACAGATATAACACAGCAACCACGTGTTATAACATATAACATTCTACCTCGTACAAGTGAATATGGTGCACAAGAGACACGTAGTAAGCGTGAGATAATTGCATCAGCTGTCGATACTTTTGAAGAGTATGATCAGGTTACATTGCAACCTGGCGAAAAAGTAACACGTGTAGCGATAGAGGGTGAGCTTAGACAAGTATCTTATAAAGTATCAGAAGTTAAAGATAACAATTACATCATAAAATTACCTTCTCAGCACATAGACACTACAGCTGTTTGGATGAAAGCTCGAACTTCATTGAATTTTTCTGATGGCTATGAACGTACTAACTGGAAGCAAGTAGCGTCTGCATCTGAATTTGTAACACCTGAACCAAGATTCGCTGTTACATATGATAACTACAGCAATGCTCAAATACAAGTATCTAACTATTTAAATCAGCTTGAAAATTACAATGACAATTACTTAACAGTATATTGGATTGAGTGTTCAGGTGCAATTGGTTCTGTAAGTGAAAATGTACTTGGTAACTTTCAACCAGCTAAACCCGCTGGATATGGTGGAAGTGAAAATCCTACAAGTATGGATGGCATCTTAATATCTAATCTATCAAATACTACAGAAATACCACATACACATACAGTAACAGGTAAGAGCCCTGAAACTGCTAAGGAAGCTTATGTGAATAGTAGAAACTATGTAAACACTTGGGATAGTTTAATTACTATTCCAGATTATAATAGATTCATAAAACGTGAGCCTGGAATTGACTGCGGTACAGTTATAGATTGTCAGAAAGCATTGGAAATTAATCTTGCTATATATAAGAACAAGTCTTTGACTGATGCACAAAAATCTAAAATGTACATCACATATCATGACTTTCCTGAGAATGAAACTGATATGTTTGATTGGGAGAATATCCTTAAGTTAGGATTTGACCCAGAAGACCCTAATAAGTTTGTATTTTCGACAAATTTCAAAACATATACTGCAATGTGTTTTGCAATTTATAATGATTTTGAATCAGTATCATATGGACAAAATACTATTGCAACTATCAATAAACCTAATCCAACTTGGGAGACACCTGTAACAGAGTCTGCACTATTTAAACGATATAAGTTACCAGGTGAGGTTATAACTGGAATCTTACGTGATTATGCTCCTATAGGTGCAATGTCAGTTGAATTGCAATTTGGATATGCTAGAATATTCCCTTGGTATATAGTTGGAGAAATTTATCCAAAGAATCCAGTTTCATCAGATGTGGCATCTAATATTATCGCTCGAGTAAAGGAAGCATTAGCATTGTATTTTTCACCTGCTAATCGTGAATTTGGTCAGAAGCCTACAATCATGGAAGTAGTAGATGTTATTGAAAACGCAGATAGCAGAATCAAGTACTTTGATGCAGGTAGTTTAAATAATCCAGTAATTGTATACAAAGAATTTGTTAAGAATCAATATGGAAATACTATGCATATCGCATATGATATTGAATATTTCAATCCTATTTCATTCGCACAGTATAAAGATCCAGGAGCATTAGCAACTAATCCTAACTTACGAATTGCACCTGATTGGGTACTTTCTAAATAAGGAGGCTAACAATGGATATCAAAAATATATCATTACCTGAGATATATAAAGAGAGTGAAGATTTCAGATTTTTCTGTAAATGGTTTAGAACAGCTCTTGATAAAATAAAATATGACACAGAAAATTTTTTCGACTTATATGACCCATTACGTTGCCCAGAGGAGTTACTCTGGGCTCTTGCTGATACAATGGGGTACAAATATGATGATCGTCTTCCAACATCTTTCAATCGATTAGTGTTACTATATTTTATGTCTATGATACGAAATCGTGGAAGTAAAGATGGTGTAACTCTTGCAGCTGAAACTAATTTAGCTCAATTTACTATATTGATGAGAGCTCAGGGTTATACAGACGAGTATGGAGATAAACATGACGGTAAAGAGATTCTATATAATCGACTTGAGGATACATCTATACCTGTAAATTCTGTATATGTAACACCGCATACAGAGGCTGGGTATATTGATGTAGTTTACTTTTCTACAAAAGTTCCTTTAGACGCTTGTATTGAATATGTTAGGCCTTTAGGAATGTTCTTGTTCCAGACAGCTGGTGTTCGTTTTGATGCACGTACTAAGATCACAGTAGATGCTCGACTTACGCATACAGCAGAGCTTGGAATCTCTATTGGTCCTACACACGTTGGACATTATCGTAGAGAAGATTATGCACGTTTACAGAAGACTATAGACAATGCTCCTAATATGCCTGTAAATGATAAATCACATGTTAGAAAACCTGTATGGTATAGAAATAGTGATTATGAAGATACTAAATTTGGAGATGCTTCATATGGTAGTGGTGCTGGTAAGTATCCTGATGGAGATGGTCCTGGTTGTGATCCTGGATATCGTTCTTTATTCTCACTACAGATGTCTAATAATGAAGAAATTGTAAAATCCTTGATTGATCCAATTTTCAGCTTAGGATATGAACCTCAGTCTATATCTACACAAATTCCTCTAGATTATCTGAATCCTCCATATAGAAATACTGATAGGCCTAGAGTTAATCTACGTTATGATAAACACATGGACGAGCTGTCTACACCTGGTATTAAGTTGGGTGAATATGATGTTGTAACTGTTGATAATACACGTAGTAAGAATGTATTGAATCCAAGACCAGCAGTTAATCCAGTTATGTCATCATTAGGAGATTCTATAGCTATAAATGATACAAACACTAAGTATACAAAAGCAGATTCCGATGGTAATATAACTACTGAGAGTGTATTAGATGGTGATCTTGTTCCTGATAATTCTTGATATAACCTTTAATAATTGTATAGAGGTGATAATATGCCTACAGCTATATTCAAAGAAAAATTTCCAAAAGTAGGACAAGGTCCAGCTATTAAGGTGAGTGAAGATTCTAATGTAGTAGATGCTAAAGCAAAGGCAAAAGATGATGTAGGATTTACACATCCAAACTTGCATCGAAGAATAAATACACCACCAGACGGCACGTTACATCATAAATATGAATTAGGTATTCAGAGTGTTGATTCGTTTAGGACTACAGAAACTATAACGCATGATGAAGAATCGACTACATCTGAAATACCTTGATATGAAAGTAGGTGATTATTGTTGAAACTTGATGCTGTTCAATGTTCGAAAAATCTAGGAGTTAAATACAACGTAACATTTAGAATATTAGATGAAGCAACAGGTCAGTTAGTTTCTGAACATATCGGTCATAATCAAGCTACAAATTCAATGTTAACTGGTATTGCACATTATCTTAAAGGTGATGGTGTTCTCAATCAAGCAAAATATATGTTATCTAGACATATTCCTAGATACATATCTCTTGGTACTATGGGGCTATTCTCTCAAGATGAGGAAGTTGTTGCTGTGCCTACCGATCAGGGTAAAATTGAATATGTAAACACTGGACTACCTGCAGGTATAGGTGACAAGTTATATGAAGATGATGGTGTTACAGTACGAAGTGAAGTAGATCGATTCAAATCATATATAGCTACTATGCCAGGATATGGTGCAGATGGTTATGATAGCAATCGCAATAACAATAGAAAGTATATGGGATTAGGTCCTGTATTTGCAAACAGAGCTTCTGCAAATACTGAGAATCCTAAAACTGTAGATTGTGAATTAATATCTGATACGTTTCCAAGAGCTGCTATTTCATATAGAGAAATTGTACCTGAAACCCATTCTGAAATTTCAGAAACTATTGATATTATATATAGTGCTATGATATCAACTGGTGCACTTGCACAATTCAGAGAGCCTGATAAGGATTATGTATTCATAACAGAATCAGGTTTATGGTCTTCTGATGTATGGACAAGTGGTGCAAGTAACGGCTTATTAGCTGGATATAGAATTGTTCCGCCTGATGAGAAAAATTGGGATATGACTAAGGAAGCTAATCGTGAGCTTCTCAAACGTAATATCTTGAAAGTTCGTAAGAATCAAGTTGTTCAAGTAATATGGAAAATTCAGTTAGGTTCACATCGTCAGCTGATTGGTAAAGATATGCATTGTGATTGTACATGTCCATCTCCTGATTGTCCTTGTCATGGTGGTCAAGATCCAAAGCCTGAATATCCAAAGATCTCTTTGAATATTGTACAAACTAATGTTATGTTGAATCCTGGTGAATCTGCTACATTAGATTTAGATATAACTACTACTGCTGCTGAAGGAAGCACACCTATTACAGAACGTTGGACACCTACATCTTTTACTAAAGTTATATGGTCTTCAAGTAATCCTTCAATTATATCAGTTGATACTGCTGGTAAAGTTACAGCATTAGCATCTGGTGAAGTTTCAATTGTAGCTAAACTTTCATCTGATAATGCTATATACGATACGTGTACTGCAATAAGTAAAGTTGATTTGCCGATTGATGAGGAATCTATTGCATATGCTATGTTTTCTACTGGTAGTATGTATTTAGGTGCTCGTGTTCAAGTTACAGCTAATCAGCTTGCAGTTAAAGAGCAGCTCATATGGGAAGCATCTGGTAATCCTGATGGCGTTATAACTGGAGTTGGATCAAATGCTGGTATGTATCTATTATGTGATAATACATCAGAGTCTAGGCCATCAGTAGTGTCTAATGGTTGGAACTATTTTGATATAAATGTATTTGCACCTGATACTATAACATATTCTTTGTCTAATTATACAACACCTGATGGTATATATCGTGGAGGTTCATTACATAAGCTTCCTAATGATTATGTTATGCCTTCTATTCGACTCATAAATGTTGCATATAACTTACAAACGTTAGAACATATTGATGCTACACTTGGATATACAGTTGTTATAACTGAAGAGCTTGCAACAATTTTATCCCCTACACAGCCAAGTAGCTCTAGCATATTCACGCAAGTGTCATTGTCAGACGGAAGGAAGATTTCAGGCTATTTAGTAGGTACAATTAATTCCACAAATGTAACTGCTACTTACACAGAAAATGGATCTACAGCTTCTAAAATATTACATGGCTACGGATCTATACACATGAATTCATCTGAAAATTCACAAGTTCATATATACATAGAACCTGGAAACTACGCGATATATCAACTTCTGCATAGTGGAAATTTTGGATATTTTGAGTTTGTAAGTGCTACACCTACTACTCCAGTTCTCTTATATGTACAAGAACGTGTTCAATTATCAGATGATGGATACATTATAAATAACGGAAATAGTCGGTCAGGGTTGATATATTGTAATGGTGGAAATCTTATAGAGTCGGATGGTAATTCATATCCATCATTTATTTGTGGTACACATAGTGATATCAGATTGTATGTAGAGGCACCTAATGGAACAATTAACATACGTAATGATTCAGTTGTTAGAGGATGCTTGTATGCTGATAACATTGTATTAGGTAACGATGTACAAGTTATCATTGAATAGAGGTGAGATATATGGATGAAATTATGTTTACACCTGCAGCTGTATTGGATCTTCTGACCCAAATTGAAGAGTTACGTGGGTATGATATTGGTATAGATGATTCTTCTAATATGCTACGAGTTACAATTGGAGATTCAATTTACAACATAAATACTCGTAATACAACTGACATATCTGTAGATGAATCTGTCGTAGATGATGTTGAACTTGTAAATCAATCAGCTTATGATAATTTATCAGATTCTGGTGAAGTTGAACTTGAGCCAATTAATTCTGGGTTGATAAAACAAGTAGCAAAAACTCTATTAGTTGGCGGTCTTGTCAGACTAACTGCAAAGCTTTTGAAGTAAGGAGTGATTTTATATGAGGGCACGTGTAAAAGATAAGCCTATAATTGATGCATCAGATACACCCATATTAGGTACATATGAAGGTGAAGCATTAGATACTAATATTACAAACAACAATGGTTTGGATATTACTGCAGAGGTAATTAAACAAGTTTTAGCATCTGACGAATATGCACAAGGTCTTGAAAACGGTTGGTTCATCGGATTCCTAGGTCATCCAGAAGATCCAAACTGTATGGATTTTAAAGATGGATGTATTGTATTAACTGATATGTCAATAGATGATAACGGCAAAGTTTATGCTAAATTTAATCTTATTGATACACCAGTAGGTAGAATTGTAAAGACTCTTCAAGATGCTGGAGTAGTATTTGGAATTTCTATAAGAGGGGCTGGAGATATTGTAGGTAACTCTGTAGACCCAGATACTTTTGTATTTAGGGGATATGACCTTGTTTCATTTCCAGCATATCCAGACTCTATTCCTACATTTACAGCAATTGCAGCTTCTACTAATCTAGAAGACAGAAAGAAGTATCAAGCTGTATGTGCAGCTGTTAAAAATAATCTGTCTACTATAACAAGTGCATCTACTATAGATGTATTGAAATCTCAATTTGCACCTCAGTCAAATGAATATAAGTTGCTAGAATCTAGACAGACTGAGCTAGATGTTGACATTGTAGATGATGTAAATGCACAGAAGATAGAAGCAATGACTCAGCTGTATTTAGATGCAATGCAAAATGTAACTTCGTTGGCGAAACAGCTTGAATCTGAAAAGAGACAAAATGCTTCTATATCATCTGCAACTCGTCGTAAATTAGCAGCTGTTGAAAGAATAACTGCAAGTCAGCTGCACGATGCTCTTTCTGAATTAGATTCTATAAAGGCATCTTATAGGGATATGAAGCATAAGAATGCTATATTAGGTGCTAAATTATCTGAAGTAAAAAAGACTAACCTTATATATAAACAGAAGGTAGAATCAAGTACATCCGAACTCAGAAAGAAGAGTAGAATTATTGCAAGTCTTCAAAGGGAGCTTAGTGAAACCGTCACAGCAAGTTCTAAGATCAAGGCAAGCGCATCTAACCTAGGTGTAAGTAATGAACGTCTTCAAGATGAGGTGAACATTTATAAAAATCAGCTTGATTCTTATCAACAAGCTTATGCAAGTATGTATGCTGCTGCAGTTGGTGTAGATCCAGGACATCTTCCTATCACATCTTCTACGTCTATAGAAGATTTACAAGATATGATTGAAAATGCAACAAATACAGCAGGAATGTCTTCGATGATAGAACCTGTATATATCGAAGATGAAGATGATACAGATATTGCAACCTTGTAATAACTATAACCTTATATGTAATTAAATAAATATTAGGAGTGATTCTATATGGCAATTAAGAGATCGTCTCGTAGACCTATTGCGTCTAGCGTAAATAGACGTAGACCTATTACAGCTGGTACAAGCATTACTTCTGGTGCTAGAAGTAAGAAAGCTCCAAATTCTAAGATAATGGCAAGCTTCAATGCATTGAATCCAGCACAGAGAGCATTTGTTCGTCAGCTGCAGTCAACATGTCGTAAGCATTCATCTATCATGGGTGCAACTAATACATCTAATATTGCTGCAAGACCTGAATTCATGGAACTCCTTCCATTATTCGTTCAGAAGCTGCTTATTCTTGATGTATTCGGATCTGTTGCAATGAAGTCCAGACAGCAGATGATTCCGTATTTCAAGTTTATAGCTGAAAACACTAAAGGTGAAACTGCTAAGGGTACAATCTTGTCAAGCCCAATGGTTCAGAGACAGGGTCTTGATCCAAACTTCACAGGACGTGTTGTTAAGAATGAAGTTATCGGTTCGGGTGTGCTTACAGCAGCTGCTGATACAGTTATTGCATCGTTTGCATATCTTCCTGTACTTCCTGGTTCTGTTACAATCGAAACAAATAAGAGCGGTACTACTACATCTTATGTAGATAATGGCCTTGGTGAAATTCTTGACAGCACACAGACTACAATTGCTAATATCAACTACAGCACAGGCGAAATTACACCTGTTACAGCTGGTGTTACACCTCTTACACTCGCAAGCGGCGATACAATGAAGGCTACATATCAGTATGACAATGAGACTGTAGGCCCAAATGCCGAAGGTAATTACGGTGCTCAGATGGGTAAGGGTTATCTACAGCTTGATGAATTCAATCTTATTGCTGAAGCACATCAGCTTGCTTGCTACTGGTCAATCTATTCTGCATTTGCAGCTCAGACAGAATACGGCAGCAACATTGCAGATGTTGCCAAGGAAGCAGCATTCTCTGAACTTACAGCTGAGATTAACACAAAAGGCTTCCAGGAACTTGAAAAGGCTGCAAGCTTCAAGCCGCAGTATAACTGGGATGCATCTCCAGTTCTTACAGGTTCTGTTGTGCCTTCTGATTATCTCAACATGTTCAAGCTCAAGCTGAACCAGGCATCTTCTGCTATTTATCAGGCAACTAATCTGTCACGTGGTAACAGACTTGTAGTCGGTTCTAACGTAGCTGCTTATGTTGCAATGATTGATAACTTCGTTGCAGACAGCACAGAAGATACAGTAGGTCCATATAAGCTTGGTCGTCTTGATCAGTTTGAAATTTATGTAGATCCTGCTTACGATCCTAATAAGTGGGTAATGTGCTGCAAGTCTAACGACATTAGACGTAACTCTGCACTGTTTGGTGAGTACATGCCATTCACAGATACACAGGCAATTGGTCTTGCTAACTCTAGCGTTCAGCAGGGCTACGCTACAATGTATGCTATGAAGGTTGTAAACCCAGCAACAGTTGTCAGTGGTAAGATTACAGGCGTATTTTAATTAATACGCCTACCAATACAATTATAATGACGGAGGTTATGCAATATGGCAACTTATAAGATTAAGATCACCTATAATGGTCCTGCAAAGCCTGAAAGTATTCGCTTTGTAGCTCCAATTTGTCCTATTTACTGCCCTTGCAATAGTTATACAGATACCGCAGGATATGACGGCACTGTATATGATACTAATGTTAAAGGCTTCGGCGAAATTGATGTTATGGAGCCTTATGCTTCTACATCATTCCCATTCCCAGTACCGCTTGCACAGTTCAAGGTAGCTGTTATTGGTACACCTGTTACTGCATCTGATCCGGACGGTCCTAAGTATGTTGAATTTGATGTTGACACATACATGGAAGCATTCTGGTACAAGCAGGCCGGCGTTGCTCTTGCCGATCAAGGCTTCGTAGTAGAAGTTACAGAAAATAAACCGGCAGCTGGTAATTCCTAATCAATTCAATCTTGTTTGTAAGGAGGTCTAACATATGACAATGAATGAAATCGTTGAACAGGTAGCATTTATGTTAGGCCTACCTGCAAACGAAAATGTAGAAGGTATGCAAATCGAACAAGCTGTTAACATTGCATTCAGAGAGCTGAAGCGATACATGAAAACTCCTGTAGATAAAACAGTACCATATGCTCCTAGATTAGATCTAGTGAAATTAGGTATCAACACCAAAAGAGTTTTATACGTACAAGCAGCTCATCCGAAGCTAGGTCTTACCTTAGGTTCTATTGAAAGCGGTAATGTCTTTCAAGTAGCAGCGTCTGTAAATACATCAAGTACAGGTAATTCCGGTACATCGATAAATATAGACCCTATAATGAATGAATTAGCATTATCGCAAGTTCGTAATTGTCTTGCAACAGATTTTCAATGGAAACATGATACACTTAACAATGTAGTCTATTGTGCGCACAGAGCTCCTGTACCCGCCGCAGTTACAATTCGTTATGTACCTATATACAACGATGTATCTGAAATAGTAGGAGACACCTGGATAGATTACTTAATACGAATGAGTGAAGCCAACATGAAAAAGTCATTAGGCAGATCACGTTCTAAATATAAAATCGACGGGTCTAATGTTTCACTTGACGGGGATACACTTTTATCTGAAGCTAATGCGGAGCTGGAAGCTATTCGCAATGAGCTGAAAGAAAAAGGCAGTAAACTTGTTATTCTTAATTAATAAAAATTCAATGTACAATACAAGGAGGAATTGCATATGTTCATTCAGAAGAAAGGCATTAGAAGAAGAGTTATGGCGGAGACTGATGTAGCACCTGATGCTGCAGAGCTGTTATTCCAGGCTGAAGATGTTGCTGAGCTTGTTGCTGAGGTTACCGGTGAAGTTGTTGAAGTTGAAGCTGACGACGCAGGTGAGTCTGTTACATTCAATGTCGGCGAAGAGGCATTTACAGTTGAAGCTGAAGGTACAGAAGAGACTGTTGAATCTTCTACACGTCTTGCTCGTTCTAAGAGACCTGTATCTGCATCTACTAAGCGTGGTACTGTTGGAAGAAATAGCAGAACTGTACGTAAGGCACCTCGCAGAAGATAATCGTTATATAATATGTAAATACGACATAAGGCTTCTAAGTAATATCGCTTGGGAGCCTTATTTACTACATTTGAGGTGATAATTATGAATGTTAAACGTACTAAGAGACAACCTGTATTAGCAGGAGAAACATTGAAGAAGCTTACAAGTTTCTTAAAAGGTGTATCTGAGAAGCTGTTTAATCTATTTGATACGTTAGGTGATGAAGGCTTGAAGATTATAGATCAGAAAGATACGCAAGACGGTGGTCAATGGTTAAAGTTAGAATATAACGGTAATAATGCTGAAATAACAATTACACCTGCAGACGATAAAGGTGTATTCAATATTATCTTGAAATCTCCAATGGGTGGTACAACTAAGTTTGACAAGATAAGCGAAGCGGATATTGATACTAAAGTTAAGTCAGCGTTGAAAGATATATTCAGTAGCACACAGCTGAGTTTTTCTAATCCTAATAAGCTTAAAGTTACATTACAGAGTGTAACATCGGCAACAGGTGTAGACATTAATTTAACTGCAATCAAAGCTAATTATGATACATCGGCAGCTATTCAAGATTTGGAAGCTATACTAGGTGACGATGATTTTGTATCGCAAGTTACAGCTGAACCTATTTCATTTGAAATCACAGATAATGGTGAATGCTTTGATATTGAAGAAACATGCAGCTTTGACACTTCGGATACAATTGTACAGCTTATTCAAGCAGCAATGCAGTTATGGGCTAACTTAAAAGTTATCCATTGGGCTGCTAGAGGCTTAAATAGTTTTGAGCTGCATTCAAAATCAGATAACTTAGCATTCTGGGTGATGAATGATGTAGACTGCTTTGGAGAGTATCTTGTTGAATTTAAATGCCCTGCAGTTAATCCATTACTAAATCAATGTAATTTATCGTTGATATCAGACCAGCAAGGATTTAATGCCGAAGAAGGATATTGTATAATGAAGTCAGAAATTTCTAAATATGTAAACATATTAGAAACATTATATGTTAACTTTCCGCATGATTTCCAAAGTGTTCTTGATAACATGATAAGAACTTGGAAGAAAGAATCTGAATATTTCCTCACAAGAGCTACAATGTAGGAGTGTCTATATGCTTAAACGTGTACGCAATATAGTATATGCACACTGTTCTAATTTTGATGAATGGTATAATCATTGTATTCAAATAAGTTCAAAATCTGAAGTTGATGAATTGTATGAATCTGCATATGTTCAATATATGGATATGATTGGTGAATCACATTATGTGCTCAAATATAATGAAGTCAAAAATATGGTTTCTATCATAAGTAGCCCAGACTGGGACACTCGTCAAGAGCCTACAGTAGGAGATAGTATATGTGCTTCTTATGATGAGTATGGTGAAGTAAAGTGCAAGCTAATCAAATCTACAGGACAAATATATCATAATAAATGGATGTTTGTTCAACCATCATATACAGGATTCAACATTACAGCTTCCAAGTTACGAACAGTGTTATGGAATCGTATTCTTAACATCAAAGAGCTTAAATGTAAAATATCATATCGCAAGTATTGGAATCAATTATTGAAAGAAAACGGATTGTCTCTATAATGTAGATTCGTTATATACATTACAGTCTGCTACATACTATGTAGAGGAGGATAGTAATGTCACTAGAAAAAGATTCCAAATTCAGACGACATCTAGAACATTGTGATAATATATATGTAGAAGTAAGAAATGTGATGAAATCTGCTAGAAGATTATCAGAACATTATAACAATCAACTGCTGCATTCTAATGCAATATCTCATGTTGTACGAGGTGATGAATTGGAAACACATCCAAGTTTAGCTGATAGTAAGAATGAATATGAAGCACGTCATATAAGAAATCTATTTTGCACAATTGATGATAAAGAAGTATGTGATGCTGTGTATGATTCGTTTTATGATAGTAAATCTGCTAATCACCTTATATATGTGTATAACAATGTCGAAGATGAACCTCGTAAGGCTCGTGTACGTGTTCTGACTCGCATGTTATGGCATACATTGATTAAGTGAATGGAGGATTAATTATGAGTGAAAATAAAAATACTGTAGAGGATATCTTAACTCCACCAACAGATTCGGATGTAGATGTTAAAAAGGAATCGGCTGATAAGAAAACAACTGATACAAAATCTACTGCAAAGAAAACAGAATCTGCGAAAAAGACAGAAACTGCAAAGAAATCTGATTCTGAGAAAACTGCATCTAAAGAAGATACAAAAGTTACAGAGAAACAAGTTGAAACTTCAACAGGTACAGAGTTAGTAACAGACAAATCAAATAAGTTGACAGCTGGTACAGAATTTACAGCGAATCGCTTAGTACGAATCTACCCTACATCTAATATGTATATGTATACAAATACACGTTCAGGCAAGATGTATATATATGCAGATGGTGTAGTAAACGGCCGTATTCGTCTAACTGATGATATAGAAAAAGTTGGTCAGCCCTTCGGTTGTATCGGCTGGGCATCTGTAGATGCTGTAATGCTATGTATTGAATAAGGAGGTATTCATATGAGTGATGTAAAGAAGCTTACTACTGATAATGGTTTGATCGAATCTATCGAATGTGACCTCACATACGAAGATTTACCCGAAGATATGAAAGCAGAGTTTGCTGATGGTAAAGGAGGCGAAGACTAATGGCTTATACAAACAGTCCGTTAGTTACTAAAACACAAAGATCTTCTAAACATAATGACAGAAGATATCCAATCACTAAAATTACTATACATCATGCTGCCGGCGTTATGAGTTTCGACACACTTCTGAATTATGTTGCAACTTGTCCTAGAGATATGTCTGCTAACTATGTACTGCGTCAGGGCAAGCTTGGACTTGTTGTCGATGAAAAATACAGAGCTTGGACATCTTCTAATGCAGAAAATGATCATAGAGCTGTAACCATTGAAGTCGGCAACTCATCTTCAGGTGGACAGTGGCCTATTGCAGATGTCGATCTTGAATTGCTTATCAAATGGTGTGCAGACGTATGTAAGAGAAACAATATTCCGAAGTTGTATTATGATGGAACTCCTAATGGATCTCTTACACTCCATGAGATGTTCGCTGCAACTGGCTGCCCTGGACCTTATATCAAGTCGAAAATCAATTATATTTGCACAGAAGTAAACAAGCTTATTAATTCTACCAGCACTGGTAATACAACGTCATCTGCGCCAAATGCGACTGGTAATTCAACCTATAAAGTTGTGACAAACGTGTACGGTTATATGACAGCAGCTGATGCTGTAGCTGACAAAAACCGCAGGCGTACAGTTACTCCTGGTACTTATTATATATATAATGAGACATCTACAGCGGTGAATGTGACATTGAATAAAGCTGTTCCAGGTGCTTGGATTTGTAAAGCTAAAAACATCACAGCGTCTACATCTACTCCATCTACTAAGAAGTCTGTGGAAGCTATTGCCAAAGAAGTTATTGCTGGTAAATGGGGCAACGGTTCAGATAGAGTAAATAAACTTACAGCAGCTGGTTACAATGCTACAGAAGTACAGTCTAAAGTAAATGAATTGTTATCCGGCAAGAAATCTACAAAGAAGTCTGTTACAGAAGTTGCTAAAGAAGTAATTCTAGGTCAATGGGGCAACGGTTCAGAACGTAAGAAGAAGCTTGAAGCTGCTGGGTACAATTATGCTGAAGTACAAGCTGCTGTAAATAAATTACTGTAATCTAGGTGGTAATATGAATCTTAGAATAGCAGGAACTGTCAACGATTCAATCGTTGATGGTCCTGGTATACGTTTTACTATCTTCACTCAAGGATGTCCTCATCGCTGTAAAGGGTGTCACAATCCACAAACTCATGATCTATATGGTGGTAAGATAGTTACTATAGACAGCTTGATATTACAGATACAATCTAACCCATTATTAGACGGAGTAACATTCAGTGGAGGAGAACCTTTTCTACAAGCTGAATCATTAGCTGAATTAGGTAAATATATTCATGCTCATACATCTCTCAACATAGTGACATATACAGGCTATACATTTGAAGAACTGCTTTCAGCATCAAATGTTGATAAAGCTTGTATGAGGTTACTTGAAGAAAGTGATATCTTGATTGATGGGTTATTTATAGAGTCTGAGAAAAGTTATGAACTCCGATTCAAAGGTAGCTCTAATCAAAGATGTATAAATGTTAAAGATAGCCTATTGCAGAACAAAATAGTATTAGCTAACATATAAGATAGGAGTGCAGGTCACATAGATCTGCACTTCTTATTTTATGAATCGTTATGTATTGTATAGTAAATAAAAATATAATTTACTATATGAACAAAACGTAAAAATACTAAGGAGTTATGACAATGGACAAATTTACAAGAAGACGTGCAATTGCAACTTGTGCGTTATTAGCAGTTGTAGGTGTAAGCGGTTTTGGTATTGTTAAAAACAAATGCGAATCTCAGTGTAGTGCAATTCCTACTACATATGAATATACAGATGAAGTAACAACAATGCCTTATATGGTTACAAATACATCTACAAAAATTGAAACAACAACTGAAGCTGCTACAACATCTGTTACTACTACAACTACAACGACAGAAGCAGCACATCTATATACAACAGTATGCGAAACTTGTGGAAGTAATATTACTGGTGTATATCTTACAGATACAGAAGTACAGATCTTAGGTACACTTGTATATCTTGAAGGTGGGGTAGAATCTTATGACTGCCAGAAAGCGATTGCAAGTACTGTTATAAATAGAATGATTACCTCTGGAGATACACTTATTGAAACTATCTATGCAGATAATCAATATTCAGTAGCATGTATGCTCGATGATTCATCACCTTCAGATGAATCGTTAAATGCGGTGATGGAAGTATTAAACAACGGAACTACAGTACCGGAATACGTTACATTCTTCAGATCTGGTTACTATCATGATTGGGGAGATCAAGTACCATATTGCAGGATTGACGATACATATTTTACATATAGTCAATCGTTGTTAGACGCTTATGAAAATTAAACTATAAAGGAGTAATAACATGAAATTTGAAGTAATCAATAGTGACGGACAAGTTGTTATGCAGACTACATCAAATGAATGTGTACCTACTCTTGATGAATTAGAATCAATGTCTTCCGCAGGCTATCGTTACAAGGTAGATGGTAAGATAATTGGTAAAACACGTGTTATGAAAGCAGTAGGCGGAAGCAAGCTTACTGCTTCTTCTATTAACACAGCATCAAAGAAGTCAGGTAAACAGGTTAGATGTATAGAAACTGGTGACATATATTCAAGTAAAGTAGAAGCTGGTAAGGCTTTTGGAATTTCAGATTCTTCTGTATATGATTCAATTAGACTCAATAAGAAAGTTAAAGGTTACAGCTTTGAATTAGTATAATCGTTATTGTACATGTAAATATGTTATGAACATGTATTTGACTATTTTATTAATTCATAGGAGGTAAACATGATACATGTAATTCAAAACAATGATGTATATGAACTTACATTTAAATATGATGAGCTGCTTATATCATATGTAAAAAATGTACCAGGTCGTACTTGGTTACCAGATAAAAAGAAATGGACTATTCCAAAGGAGCATCTAGGATGGTTCCTCAATGAGATAAAGGGCACAGTATATGAAAATTGTGTTAATATCATATCAGATGAACACTTGAATGAAAATGCTACGCTTGATTCAACATCTGAATCCCAAATTCCTAATATAGATATTTCTGATATAGATCAATATGTTATGGAAGGAGGTTCATTATATAAACATCAGATTGATTTCTTGAAATATGCTAAATCTAGAAATTCAGCAGGGTTCATACTTGCAGATGAAATGGGATTAGGTAAAACTTTGGAAGTAATAAACTATGCACTTTATCAAAAGAAAGTACATGGATACAAACATTGTTTAATCATATGCTGTGTGAATTCTGCAAAATATAGTTGGAAAGAAGATATAGAGAAGCACACTAAAGGTGCAGAGTCGGCATATATTTTAGGAACACGAAAGAAACGTAATGGTGGTATTAGATATGGTACATCTGGAGCTGATAAAACTCAAGATTTGATATCTGGGCATATGTATAGTGATCCAAGTGAACCTGAACTTCCATTCTTTCTTATTACTAACATTGAATCATTGAGGACAAGATCTGGTAAACAATATACACTAGTTGCTGAAATTGTCAAGATGACCTGGAAGAAAGAAATGCCATTGATAGCTTTAGACGAAATACACAAGAATATGTCACCTAAATCTACTCAAGGTAAGATGGTTCTTAAAATCAAACAAATGACTGGAAGTGCTATAGAGTGGATTCCAATGACAGGTACTCCAATTGTAAATAAGCCTACTGATGTATTTACACCATTGAAATTGATAGGTGTGCATAGTGTCAAAAGTTACTGGGAATGGTGTAAATTGTTTGTTATATATGGAGGATATGGTGACCATGAAATAATGGGATATAAAAATATACCTCAGCTGAAACAGATGTTACAAAATAATATGCTTCGTAGATTGAAGAAAGATGTACTAGATTTACCAGATAAAATACATCATAATATATATGTGGAAAACACACCTACACAAGCACAGTTGTATGCATCATTACAAACTGAAATATATGAAAATAAAGAATCTATATTAGGATCTATGAATCCATTAGCATCATTCCTTCGTTTACGACAGGTCAATGGAAGTCCAGAACTTGTTGATAAATCTATTGTAGTAGATGATAAGTATTTATCAAAGAATGCTAAGCTGGCTGAACTTATGAGGTTGCTTGAAGATATAATTGAACGAGATGAAAAAGTAGTAATATTTTCAAACTGGGTAGAACCGCTCAAAACCTTATATAGATTTGTAGCAGCAAAATATAAAACTACATGTTTTACTGGTACAATGTCTGAAGAAGATCGACAGAAGCATAAACGTGTATTCTTGAATAATCCTGACTATAAGATTATGCTTGGCACTATTGGCGCACTTGGTGTTAATCATACTCTTACTGTTGCAACAAATGTTATTTTCTATGATGAACCTTGGACACCTGGTGATAAGATTCAAGCTGAAGATCGTTGTCATCGTATTGGTTCTAAATATCCGCTTAATATTTACACATTGTTGACAGTTAATACTGTTGATGATACTGTCCACAAAATAATAGGTGATAAAGCGGATATCTCAGGATACATTGTAGATGGTAAGCTGGATTTGAGAAATAATCCAGAATTGTTTGAAAAGCTTCTAGGAGATGTACATCGAATTTAAACGGAGGTGTATAAATGAAACGCAGAGTAATATCAGCTCAAGCTATAACAGCTGCTGAAAATGATTCAGCATTTGATGATATCATTGGTAATATCAAAGCTGATTTTGAATATATTATAGACGGACTTGAAACTCTTAATCGTAGAGGTGCAGATTCTGTAAAGCAAGCGATGTCTATTGCTACTAGCATAAGTGCTGACCTTGAACAGCACATTGCTGCAGTAGCTGATTCTATTACAAAGTAATTGAGGTGTATTTATATGAAAAAGTTTAAGAAGTATCCATCAAGTATTAAAGCATCGACAGGAGGTCGTAATAGGAAGAAATATGTTCAAGCTGCAGAAAGCGATTACATCAAAATCGGTAACATGATGATTCCAAAGAATGCTGCGTCTTATGGATATGATAGCTACGAAAATATTGCACGAGATGCAAAGCAGCGTTTGGACATTGAAAGAGAAACTAAACGTAAGGCAGACGAAGCTGCTGCAAAGGCTGCAAAAGCTAATGATATAAAAGCCAAAGGTGCAGCGTTGTATCAAGAATGTAAAGAAGCTATATCTGATGCATCTTCTGATAAAGATAAGGTAAATGCTTTGTTCGATATCTTAGTACCAGATTCTGGAAAATCTGATACGCTTGCAGGTGAGATCATAAGAGCTGTTACTCGAATCGGTTATAGATGGTACAATGACGGAGATTATTTCTATACAGGATATGGTCTTGAAACATGCGGCTCAGATGCTGCATTCCTTGCAGATATTATCGGTGGTGATACGTTCGATTTAATTGTAGATGCTACAGATAATATGGGAGATGAACAAAGATATGATATGTTCATAGAAGATCTTACACACGATGTATTAGATTATGTTATGGACAATCCCGATATATTTGGAGTTGAATCTACGTATGACTCTCGTAACTATACAAGTAATACTTTAGACGAAATAAAAGAAAATTCTAAAAATATGGAATTTGAGCCTGATGTATATGGTTTTGCAGAGTTTGTAGATAGCGGTATTATATCCTGGAGCGATGTTGAATATTGGTTACAAGAACTAACTAGTTACTATGGTGGTACTGTTAATGCGTGGGCAAGAGATGGATTCACTATAGTTGATATAGATATGGATCAATATGACGAATGGGAAAATATGTACGAAAAAGAGTTGGATTCTTACATGTCTGAGCTTGAATCTGAGCTTGAAAACGACGAAAATTACGATGAAGATGAGGAGTAATGTTATATGAAGAGAATTTATTCAGCTCTTAATAAATATACAGAATACAGCATTTCTGATGTAGAAAGGGAGCTTCTCAATCGTATTGGATCTAGAGTCGGGGCTGAGTCTGCTATTATCGTGAATCTCGGTACAGGTGAAGCGGGTGTAATCTCTGAAACTGCTGATGGTGATATTGTACTTGATAACTTAGATACTGGAAAGCGTACATGGGATGCACAAAATGTAATTGAAGAGGTGCTAACATCATGGGACAAATCTATTAAGTGAGGTGCTGTATGAAACGATTTATCAAATGCTCTGCTAATACGTGTAAAGCTACAGGTCGTACTTGGTCTGAATTTATCCGAAATATAAAATCTGCTTTAGGATATGAAGTAGATTCTGCATATCGTAGATCACCTGATCAGTTCATATTGATGTATTTAGATGGTGCAGAATATGAAGGTGAAGTAACTAGATATTCAGACGGCACATATGAATTGGTATGTGATAACATATATCCAGCTAGGATGTAACTAAAGGAGATAGGCATGAAGTTCAATGTTGATACTAGTATAGGTAAGAAAGCAGAGGCTAAAATAAAGGAATGGTTAGATAAGCCTGAAGAAGGATATTGCTTCGACAGAATACCTGACCAGATGACTGGATTTTATGGTTCTAAAAACATATGTGATTTCACATTATTCAAGTCACCTAACATGTACTACATTGAATCTAAAGCTACATGGGAAGATAGATTCGACTTCTCTATGCTAACGCCTACTCAACATGATGGGTTGCTAAAGAAGTCGAAAATTCCTAATGTATATGGAGTAGTGATTGTGTTATTTGCACATCATCAACGTGCATTTATAATTGATATAAATGAAATCAAGCGTCTTGAAGATTCAGGGAATAAGTCTATCAATATCAAGAAGATTGACAATTGGGGCATTACATATACAGAGGTTCAGACAATACCAAATAGTCGTAAAACATTTCTTGATTATACTGGAGAGTTTGCTGTAAAACCAAGTCCTTAAATTGCGAATCGTTATATAATGTAACATCATAACAATCAAATATATGTTATGAAGACTGGAGGTTACATTATGAAAGAGAACAAATTACACTATGCAGCATTTGGAGAGCTTGAGAATGCATTCTACAATGAGCACTATAATCTTGAAATAAGCGAAAATGGTGATCTTGAAGCAACAGCTTTTGAAGATGCAGATATGATGCCTAAAATCGCTATTCATAAATCTGAAGTTGATGGTAATTATTACTACTCAGCTGCACTATCGTTTCCTTTACTCGATAGCACAGAAATGGAATTCTATGACAGTATTGCGTACTGGATGAAGCGTTGGAGTGATATTGGTCATATCATAACTATGCTGGATCAGTTTGTATATAATCCATCTTTGTATGAAGACGAAGAAGAAAATGCAGAAGATTCGGCAGATGATTGTGGTATTCAATCTGTAATAGAGTTTATCAATTCTGATAACTTTGACATTGGTTGGTTCGTATGTGATATGTACAATGGTAATGCTAGCTCAACTGGAGATGCATTTAGACAGCTTATAGTAGAATCGGCTATCAAATATCTCAATGATGCTTGCAGCGGAAATAATGGACTATGTCATGATGCTATAAATAGTACAGAAGTTCATAAGACGCTTTGGGACATGACCGAAGGTTATAAAGTATAAATTTTATACAAACAATCGTTAAATAGTATGCACGTCTATCTGATGTGCATACTTTATTTTTAAGAGGTTTGATGCTATGAAGAACTATATAGTTGGTGCAGTTGTAGCGACTGTAAAATGTGATTCGTTATATAATATGTAACAAATTACAACGGAGGTATTTAATATGTATAATCTTGATGTTATATCAAAAGGAGAATTTCGTTTCTGGTTCAAGCGAAGAGGTATATCCTGCGTATGGGATGTTTTTGAAATGACTAAAAATATCAATGATGCAGATGCTGTACCGCTTACAACATACTATGAAGAGAGTGATCTAATTGATCTAATTGATGATTTTGAAACTGAAGATTCTAACATCTTTGATGAAATTCGTAAAGAGTTCAATATGTTCCGAGAACAGAGACCTGAATATGGTGTCGGCATTCCTATTGATGTTCGTCTTATTTCTGATTGCGAATGTTCTGATGAGCTGCTTGAAGAACGACAGTATGTTTTTGAAAAGTTGCTTACTGCGGTAATTGCTATGCAAGAAACAGGCGACCGTGGTATTGATTATGCACGTAGATGTATTAATTGGCTGAGAAATGGAGATTTTTATACAGCTCCTGCGTCTACAAGATTCCATGAAGCTGAACCTGGCGGTCTTCTTAAACATACACTTAAAGTTGTAAATGCTATTTATCAGATCAGCGTTGTAGACTCTTTCAGCGAAGTGAAGTTACATGAAGCAGTACTGGTAGCTCTTGCACATGATTGGTGTAAGATTGGAACATACGAAATGTACATGAGAAATGTTAAAGATGATGCTACTGGAGTGTGGAACAAAGTCCCTTCATACAGGAAAGTTGAGTCCCCTATTCCATTTGGTCATGGTACATCATCTATGTATACTGTACAGAAATTCGTTCATCTGACCATGGAACAAGCGTTAGCAATCAGATGGCATATGGGTAGGTGGTATGTATCTGATTCTGAAATTAATGAACTTCAGCATTCAAATGAAATCTATCCACTTGTCCATATGATTCAGTTTGCCGATCAGCTTGCAATCACATCTTATTTTCACTAAAATATTAAACATATTATGATAATACAGTAGGCGTTCAAACTGGACGCCTATTTTGTATAACCTTTAATATCATAGAACATATATTAGGAGGTATACTATGGGTTACATTCCGACTACTATAAAACAGTATGCAAACGAAGACATAAATGCTGCACTGAAAGCAGTATCAAACAACATGAAGTTATCATCAATGTCATTTGATAAGGACGGCGTAGATAAAAATAGCGATGAATATACTGTGTATGCAACAGCTATTATTGCATGTCCAGATCTCAAATTACAATTTGAGTTCATAATGGAATATGTAGTAACATCAGACGGTTCTGTATATGCAAGTGGTACAGTTGATGAGTTTGCTGATTCACTTGAAGATAGATATGCTGCTTGCGAATCTGGTGAAGATGGTGAACCTATCACCGCATCTACTAGAGTCAAGCGACAACCTATCATGGCAGCAGAAGACGAAGATGAATTCATAGACACTGTAGATGATCTTTCAGATAGTGTAGATGATATACAAGATACGCTTGATGAGATTGACGGAACAGAAATCGAAGAAGATGAAGTTGATATTGAGGTTGATAACAATATCGCCAATCATTACATTGCAGAATGTGATACGTGTCATGGGCTTTTCATTTCAGCGTTGATTGAATCAGATCAAGAAGTTGAAAAGGTATCTGGTGTCTGCCCACTCTGTAATAAAGATACAGATCAATATCTAAAATTTATCGTGCGTCCTATTGAGTAGAGGGAGGTGTGGTAAATGGATTGGAGTTCTATATTTGTTGCGAGTTTACCAGTAATATCGGCTGTGCTCGTAGCAGTTCTAAATAATTGGGAAAAGATCAACCCAAGTAAACGTAAAATAAATGAAATGTATAAACTTGTATCCGATCTTAAATCGGAATTACAGTCGAACAGTCAACAGTTTGATGAGTTATCTAAACAAGTAAGATCTGTATCGTCTGCACAACGTATAAGTTTGCAAACTAGAATCCTTGAATACTGTAAAAAGATTCAAAATTCTATAGATGACGGAGAGATAGATTACCGTGAAGATTTGAAGCAGCTTATCATATTATATAGGGAATATTATCTATGTGGGTACAACAGCCAAGGTAGATTATACTTCAATGATACTATTCAAAAAGCAACAGACGATAACAATACGCTTGTTCATGAGCTTATGACTACATATTTTTCAGAATACGACCCAGATGCACATATTTAAGGAGGAGTAATTATGTGGAATCAAATATTATCAGCAGTGTTAGGTATCGCAATAACAGCACTTGGTACAGTAATTACTACAGTGTTGTTACCGGCATCATGTAATTGGCTGAAAGCTAAAACACATAGCCAGCATTTACAATCCGTTATTGATGATATAACATTTACAGTTCAGTCTAGTGTAGATATGCTGGAACAGACAGTTGTAAAGCAGCTTAAGGAAGAAAAATCCTGGAATGCAACATCTCAAGCACAAGTTCTAGAAACAGCTGTAACTGAAATAGTGACGAATTTATCAAATCAGACATTTGACATATTGAAAGCAGAAGGTTATAATATTGAAACTTTGGTAAAGCGTCACATTGAAGCATATATTCAATCTAAGAAAATAATTTAGAGGTGATTTCATGCGAATAATCAGATCGAATCGCAATATTAATGCTGCATCTATGCCGCCTACTCCTTATGATATTGGACCTGAAGATCCTAAGGAGTATAGCAAGCTCGATGAGTTTGATTCTGAATTAGAGCTGTACTTTGATGAGCCTATAACTATTGATGAGGATGGTTATGTTGAGCTTACAGGTACAGAGTATATGCTCAATCCTGCACCAGACCGAATGGGCATGTATCTTGACTATGATTACAATGTTGAGATAGCAGATGCCGATGACATATATGATCGACTTGGCGATGAATTAAATGCTATAGGCATAGGTTCTAAATATGCACCTGGAACATACAAAGTGACTGGTATTATCAATCTAGTTTCTTCTGTTAGCGGCATAGAATATGATGACGAATATTCTGGTGTTGATGAAGACGGTGATCCAATTGTAGATAGGTCTTATTATAAAGATGATTCAGACTACACTATCAAATCATTTATAGTATCTGATGTAAAAGTATCTGGTGCTACTATAAACAGCTCTACAACTGTAGTAGGATACGATGGCATTGATGAAGATAGCTGGAAGTATCTCCGTAGTAAGCAGGTAATAGACTCAGACGGTATGCTGACTGATTACACATTGTACAAAAATGCAGATGGTACACAGTTTATATGCATGTTTGGTGATAATGATTTGTATGAACCTGATCCTGATTATGCAGACTGGGAAGGTAGCTCCGAGGAGGAAGCTATTGAATGGTTTGACAATTACAGCAGCGGTTATGATGAATACGATGATATCTATGGTGCAGAGTCTGCAGATGAATCTGATGCATATGATGAAATCAAAGAAATAGGCCAGGAGTTTACATCTGAAAATACATCCATTAACAGCGGTAGACTTCCAGCAGTGTTCAACATGGTAAATTTTGAACCTAGTACAGTCAACCTCGACTACGGCGGTGGTAAGTTTGACAATGTTGCAGAGTATCTTACACAGTATGATGTTATCAATCTTGTATATGATCCGTACAACAGAACTGCAGAGCATAACAAAGAAGTCATTGGACTTATTCGTGAACATGGTGGAGCAGATACAGCTACATGTTCTAATGTGCTGAATGTTATCAAAGAACCGGAAGTTCGTTTGAATGTTCTTCAGAATATCAAGAAGCTTGTAAGACCTGGTGGTACTGTTTACATTACAGTATATGAGGGTAAAGGTAATGCAGCTGAAGGTCCTACAAAGTCTGGCTATCAACTTAACAGAAAGACAGCCGATTACATGGAAGAAATCCAGCAAGTATTTCCTGATGCAAGACGTAAGGGTAAACTTATCATTGCTACTAACAGTGGTGCTGTTACAAGCTCTACAGATTATGAGGATGATGACATCGAACTTATCACGCTGTAACATCGGTTGATAATTTATGAATCGTTATAGACTACATAGTCAAACATACTTGGCTATGTAGTCTATTTTATTATTCAAGTTAAATATTGGAGGTTATGATAATGGCAAAGAATCCTGCTCAAGAGAGAATCACACATAATTTCATATCAGATGGTAGCCCTTATGATAAGTGCAAGAAATGTATACATTTCACAAGAGAGGGAGGTTATCAGCATTGTAAAAAGTTCGACAGATTTGTTCCGACAATTGGGTTCACGTGTTATAAGTTCAACCCTAATCAGACAGGAGGAGATATTTAATGGCACTTAATCCGGAACAGCAACTGGCAGTGGATTCTAATGCTAATAAAATATTAGTATTAGCTGGCGCAGGTACAGGTAAGACACATACTATGATTGCTAGAATATCTAGATTAGTTGAAGATGGTGTAGATGTATCTAATATATTAGTGTTGACATTTACCAATGCAGCTGCACGAGAAATGAAAGAGCGTTATACAAAATTACACCCAGGTGAGATATCTCCTAAGTTTTGCACATTCCATGCATTTTGCTATTCTCTTATAGTAAGAGATACTATAGTTAGATCTATGATTGGATACACAACTGTTCCAAGTATTCCATCTGATTCTGATATCCGTAGATTAGAAACTATGTGCAAGAAACAATGCGGCGTAAAGCTTTCAGATGATAAACTTAAAGGGAAATGCCCACTCACTAAAAATGAGAAATTTGTATACGATATATACTGGAAGCAATATAATAAGTTGATGAAGATGGAAGGGTACATAACATTTGACATTATGTGCGAGAGTATTTGTAAGCTGTTTTATGATAATGCACCTTGTATACAGCTGTATAAACATTTATACAAATATATCTTTGTTGATGAGTTTCAAGATACTGACCCTCGTCAGTGGAAATTTGTAAAATCGTTCACAGATTCTAATCTGTTTGTAGTAGGTGATGCTAAACAAGCTATATATTCGTTCAGAGGTGCTGATAGCGAAATAATTAAATCACTTGCTGAAGACGATGACTGGAATACAATTAGGTTATCTCACAATTATAGGTCTGCTAAGTGTATATGTGATTATGCTAATACTATTCACAGAAGCTGGCAAGGTGCTGCATATAACTTGCAAATAGAATCGGATAAACAAGATGGTGATGTGTCGATTGTAGGTGAATTTTGCTTTACAGGTAAGGATGCAGTTTCGCAGATATTCTCTATTCTTGAAAATCAGAATGCTACAGACACATATGCAATACTCTGTAGATCTAACAATGAAGTTTCACAAGTTAAAGAATTGCTGAAAAGTATAAATATGCCGTTTCGCACTAACAAACGCGAAAAAGATGCAGAAGGTATACTGAAATGTGCAGCAGATAGTGCATATATGGTTAGCTGGTTAGCTGATAAGTTATCTTCTACTGAATACAATAACTATATTCGCTTATGTGCAGTTGATCCTTATTATGAAACAGAGGAAGGTTTCTTATCTGAATATGAATCACGTGTAGCTAAATATACATCTGATATATTTACAGTAAGAGCTATGTTACTTTCAGATGTATTAGCTCAACAGAAATGTATAGACATCGGTAAAGTATTACATGTGCCTATGGCGGTTGTAAATCTTAGAGATGATTCAAATGAAGCTGTAATTGAATACTTATTAGCTGCTATTGAATCGTCTAAGGTTGAAACAAACTTATACGTAGGTACTATCCATTCTGTAAAAGGTTTGGAGTTTGATATTGTACACCTCTTAGGTGTTAATGGAAGATGGTTTCCTGTGAATAAAAATGATGAACAGCGAAATGTATACTATGTAGGATGCACACGTGCAAAAAGCAAGTTAGTAATCTGGGAATCTGAACCGGCATTCGATGACAGCTATTCATATGAAACGGAGGGCTTCTAAGATGTTGTTTGACGTGCCTAATTGTTCAGCTGCTATGATAAATAATACAGAACAGTTGTTGAAATCTATAGCATGGCATTTATCAGCTAAACGCGGTTGTAGAGGAAAAGTCTACACTGTTATCATTGATGACGATAAAGTCATATTCAACATTGATATTGAATTACAATCACATTCATCTAAGGTTCAAAAAACACCTGTAATACAGCATATATTCTTATATCATTTTCCGTTGATAATGGCGTATACACAGGACATTAACAATACCTGTAATATTAAACCAGACGTTTTAATACCTGGTAAATACGAATATAGACCCTTTGCATCTGGTAAGTATCGTAGATGGTTTAGAATTAATTAGATAAGGAGATCAATATGATATTAATTGGTACTGTTAAATGCTTGTCAGATGATGCAATCATGTGGTTCCGTTATTCACCTAAATGTGATGATACTTCGGAATACTTTTCAGCGATAGTTTATCCTAAACTATATCCAACATACGAATCAGCTGTTAGCGGTAATGAAGATTACTTGTATGGATTCAACACATGTAAACATAATTTAGAGGATGTAGTGTTATATCCATGCTGCACACCTGAACTTCAAGCATATGAATTTATTCCTACATCTAGAGATGTCAAAGCTTGCAGATGTCCTGAATGTATGATGATACAGCTTGGATATTACTCATAAGGAGGTAACATAATGAGCAAAGTAAAAGTAGGAGGCATCTATAAACATTTCAAAGGAAATTTTTATAGAGTGCTGTCAATTGCAAAACATTCTGAAACAGGAGAAGACGTTGTAGTATATAAGCCATTACTTGGTTATGTAACTTATGTGCGACCTTTGAGTATGTTTATGTCTAACGTAGATTCGTCTAAATATCCTGAAGCTATACAAAGATCACGATTTCAATATTGCCGTTGTTCTTATGAAGATTATATGGATATACTGTATGATTCGCTTTCTGAATCTGACCTCAATAAGTATAAGATAGGTGAGCAGATAAATTATAAATATGTAGAATGCGATGAGCCTGTGTGCGACTTAAAATACAAATACAGTATAGATGATAAAGAATTTATTGAATTTGCAATGTTCTATAGTGAATATAATTATTCATGGTTGTGCACATCACACAATCCGCTAAGTTTATATCAAGTTCCACTGTCTATTCGCGTAATTGATTGTCTTAAACGCCGAAATATCAATACACTTCATGATTTGTTAGATGCTGGGTTAGATAAGATAGCTGGATTGAAAGGTGTAGGTATTTCAACACTTCGAGAAATAAAACAAGTTATAGAATTGTGTGGAGATAATGCAAATATAATATTGGAAAGGAAGCTACACAATAAAGAATGAGCAAACAGAGTTGTAAAATAGATGGTATGCTTCTTGCTACATTGCTCACAACATTGTTCTACTCTGCTACATATCCATATATTCATAAAGAGATAGTATCAAATGTATCTGATTCTATCATAGCACTTAATCAAATAATCAATTGCATCTCTATTATAGTATATGGGCGTGTATGGAACAAAAAATCGGATAGATTATTCAAATTCTATCCGATGTTTTGCATACTCGAAACTATACTTAGTATAGGATCAGCAATATGGGCAATAATGTCAGGTGATATTGTAGCATATTACATTGTAGATACATTGATATTCGCTATTGTTACTCGTAACATATGTTGTGGAGGGGTTAAGTTAAGAGCAATTCGTTATAGAACAGAGAAGGAAAGAGAGCATTTTGATAACAATAATAATTCAATGTCTGCTATAGCTACTATCATAGGTTCGTTCATAGCAATGATACTTGAATTAGATTTCAATATGATGCTCATCCTAGCAACTATTGGAAACTCAATAGATAATATATTTTACATATGTATATTCTATAATCAGAAGAAATGGAGCTAGTAATACATGAATCGTTATTATATACATACATCAATAAGTATAAATAATATCAGGAGGTATACATGATGAAACTTTCATCTATCCACATTCAAGGTATGCATAACGTTGAAGACAAAACCTACTCCCTTAGTAATATGAATTACTTTGTAGGTCCTAACGGTGCAGGAAAATCAACAGCTATGCAGGCAATTCAGCTTGCACTTCTCGGATACATTCCAGGTACAGACAAGAAGAAATCAGCTATCTTCCAACATTCAAATGGACAATTCATGTCAGTATCTTTGGTACTCGAAGATGGTAACAAGCAAATAACTATCAACCGTACTTGGAATCGTAAAGGTAAGGATGTTGTAGCAGCTGTTAACACAGTACCAGATGATATAGATGTCGAATCTATCATTGGAGAAATCTCGCTCCCAATCCTTAACTTCAATGAATTCATCTCGATGACATCTAACAAGTTGAAGGACTGGTTTATCAACTTCCTTCCAAACAGTGATTCTTCTATTGATTGGGACAAGAAGCTTCGCCAGGAGATTGCTGATTATGGTAAATTACTCAGTCCAGAGTATGTAACTGAAATAATTACTTATGTTACTAATCTCAAGAGTAAAGGTCTCGATCAGATAAGAGAATTCAATGCGTTTTTAAAACAGCAGCAGTCTTTCAAGAAAACTGAACTTACAAGAGTACAAGGCACCATTCAGAGTCTCATTTTCTATGATGACTGTGACAATTCAGTAGATGTATGTACTCTCAAGGAACAGAATCGAGTAGATTCACTTATCAAAGATAACATCAATCATCAGCTTTTAAGGATTTCTAACAATAAGAAGATTGATGCTCAACTTAGTTTGCTTACAGAAGTAGTAAGTGATTCACTTGAATCTGATAATAGATATCAGGAAAATCTCAGCAACATTGCAGCTGCTGATAAAGTAATTGCCGAATGTAATAATACAATTAGTGATTATTCAAATTCACTTGCAGCTCTCAAACAGAAGCGTGCAGATAAAGTTGAAGTAATCAACGGTGCAGGTGTATGTCCTTACAGCGGATCAGTTTGTGAATCCATTCGTAAATTATTAGATGTGTTCAAATCCGATGTTGAAAATATTGACGCTGATATTATCAGATTCAATGACGAACGTTCAGCTAAAGAAAAAGAACGAGTTGCTGCAGATACTCAGAAGCGTATGTGTGAAAATCATAACGCTAAGATAACAACACAGTACAGCCAGTATGCATCTCTTAAGAAGCAGTATGACTTTAGTGTTGTTGATCTTGAAGAGTCTATGCTCCAGAAAAATCTAAAGAAAACAACATCTGATATAGAAGCTAGAAATGATCTTATTATTAAACTAGAAGCTAATAAGCAATACAACGAGCTTACACATACATTGACTGCTCAGAAGTTTCAGATTGAACAGGAGCTTGAGATTCTGAAAGCTTGGATAAAGCTTACAGATGTAAATGGTATGCAGTCTACAATCATGGAAGCTCCGTTCAATAATCTTGCTGGTAAAATGTCTGAGTATTTGAACAAATTCTTCAACAGAGATGATCTGACAGCTGCATTTCATCTTACACAAGAAGCTAATAGTTTCAGTTTTGGAATCCGTAAAACTGATAACACATATCTGGAATTCGACTTACTGTCTAGTGGTGAAAAATGTTTGTACACATTGTCGCTTATGCTTGGTCTGATTGAAACATCTGCTACACAGCTGCCAATTATTCTCATTGATGACTTGCTTGACCATCTTGACCAGGAACGAATTGCATCTTGCTTTGAAACCTTGTATGATATTGATAATGTACAGGTACTTCTTGCAGGTGTACAAAACTCACCTATCGCTGAAGGTATTATTGAGGTGTAAATTATGAAAGATGTTTACAGCAAAATTGTATATGACACATTTGATATCGCAGATGCGATATCTGAACTTAATGACACAATTAACAATACTGTCAACTTCAATGAAAAACACCCGCCTGTTTATATTTGCATAATGGATGGCGCAGTGCAATTCTTTGCAGATATAACACGTAAATTACCTTCTGGACAATGCGTATATGTGAAGGCAAGTAGCTATGGACATACTCAACAATCTGGAGAACTTACAGTTTCTGAGATACCTAGTGATTTGAATTCTAATCAAATCTTCATATTTGACGATATATGCGATACAGGTTCTACACTAAAAGCTGTTAGTGACATTGTACAGCTCAAATATCCAAATGCTGATGTATATACTGTAGCTCTTGTTGACCGTGCAAGCGATGGAAAAGGAGTACCTTACTGGTCTGCTATCACTACATCTAAATCTACATTCTTTGCAGGATATGGTATGGATGATAAGGGGCAAGGCAGAAATTTACCATTTATCTACGATTGTACGGAGGAATAAGTATGAAAATTCAAGAGGGTCAAATGTATGAAATCACTGTAGTTAAGATTCTGCCTAAGGGAATAATTGTGCAGATTAAAGGAACATCTGACACAGAGTTTATACATATATCCAAACTGTCTACAAAATTTGTATCAGACATATCTAAATTGGTACAAGTAGGTGACTGTTTTGAAGCTATATGTGTGAAAGGTTCTACTAGATTAGAATTATCTTTGAAGCACCTAAATTTAGAATCGTTATATAAAAATGTAGATCGCAAGTGTCTTGAGAAACACAATCAGCCAAAATCTTCATTAGACGAGATGATTGCATCGGCTGAGGCTATTTTCAAAGACAAAAGGCGAGATGCAGATGCTAGATTGAAACGTAGACGTAAGTCAGGTTTCAAAAGATGAATAATACGGAGGATAAATTATGATTAAAGAAGTTAAAAAATGTATGTATCATTCTACATTACTCAATGAGGATTTCGATACACTATTCCATGCAAAGGATGCAGAGCTCAATATACGTATACATATTCGTAAGAATATTGAATCGTTGATAAACATAATCGACTACTACAATGAATTATGTGATGAATATAAGTCTGCAGTACATCAGGGTGATTCTGAAAGTGTCGAAAAATATGAACAACTGCTCGACGAGACATTCAATAAGTTCTATGAATTAGGTGTCCATAAATTGCTGTTCCCTGAGAATGAAGATTCAGCAGAGGTAGAATTTGAAAAGGCAATGCGTGCATATTGTGGTGAATCAGATACCGATGATACAGCTGAATGTATGGAAGATGTTGATGTAGAACGTGCACCGTCCAGTGGCATTTTAGTTAAAGTGCATAAGGTAAGAAGGTCACATTGCGGCAATTGTAACAGATGCAAACAGTAAATGATTCAACATTATACATTTAACCTTGTATAATTAGCGATCGTTATTATAAGTGGCCAAGATGATGCTTGGCAGGGAATCTGCAATGAGCAGAGTACTACCGTCTGTGGGTTGACGGTAGACCAAGCCGGAGTAGCCCAAAATCAGTCAGAGGTACTTGTCAGTCCTAGGCAACGTCAAGAAACAGTGTTGGTTCAAATCCAGCCTCCGGTACCAGACTCGCTTTCTTAAGATAGCTTCTTGTTCCGAGTCTGAAATAGAAAGAAGCTATAGTGTAGTAATATGCAACTATATAGCATATACGTCTTTGACAGTTGAACGGATATAATCAACTGTAATGAGGGCCTTTAGCTTAGTCGGTTAGAGCAGCTGACTCATAATCAGCAGGTCGCCAGTTCGAGACTGGCAAGGCTCACCAGCCCGAAAGGGCAAAATTTCAATTGTTGTCATAAAGTTACTTGTTTTTAGTTCATTTTGTCTTAGAAACTTATCATGTATCTAAGACATTTTCTCCTTCAATAGCTTAATTAGTAAAGCAAATGTTTATTGATGCTGGTGCAAATCCAACTTGAAGGTCCAGTCCTAAATAGGACAATCGTTATTAATAACAGAAAGCAACATAAAATGTTGGGGTATAGCCAAGTGGTAAGGCAACAGACTTTGACTCTGTCATCTCGCTGGTTCGAATCCAGCTACTCCAACCAGCAGTACGAGTTGCTGCCAATGTAGGTTTTAGAGCAAATGTTGTTCCTACATAAAAATAAAACAGGTATGTGCGGCGAGACGGACCTAAACGCCGACCATGTAGTGTCAGCGTAGCGAGATGATATGCATTCAACCATATGGGAATAGGTGGTTTACTCATATGGTAACCACCAGCAGGGGCAGGACCTGCACACTGCACCAGCGTCAAAAGACGCACTTTCATAATTCTTTTCTTTTAGGCGAGCAGATGACCTCCAAATCAAATATCTGCAAAGTAGCTCCTTAACTGATGGCCTGAAATTCAGGCCTTAACAAGAACAAGAGGTAACGACTTATGTTCTTGACCAGTCGGTTTGTCTTTTCTATTTCTTCGTTCCGACAACAAAAACCAGTAAATAGAACGTTTAGTACATACGGTAGGATATCTCATGTATTTGATAGTATTTAAAGAGGTGCACATTTTTAAATACGTCGGTACAATTAGATAGAATGAAAATGTACTTACATATCTAGATGTAGCTCAGTTTGGTAGAGTGCTTGGTTTGGGACCAAGATGCCGCAGGTTCGAATCCTGTCATCTAGACCAGCTGTTATGATAATGTATAAAGTTGAAAACTTTTTCAAACATCACATTTCAAACGAATTCAAAATGAATAAAGGATGTGGTAAGTATTAAAGTATATATAAAAGCAAGCACCGGATCGACAGCAACTATGCTTGCAAAGGATGTAGCTAATACATTAAGTAAAGGTTGCGATGTACCAGTAAGTTATAAAGTTTCAACAATCAGTAGAGATGTTTATAAGATTACATGGTTCTATTATGATCTTCCAGGTGTATCTCAATTTGTAAATACAGTACGTAGAGAGTTAGCAATTGCAGAAGATGACTTTGAGTATGATGTTAATGGACTCCCTATATTACCTACTAATAATGCTGATACAATTAATCCGGAAGTTGTTATCAAAAATTGGGTTGATTCTGGTAAATTCGACCTTATGGCTAAAATGTATTATGGATTGACCACAGAAAGCAAACTGTATATAAAATCTATGAAGAAAGAATCTACTGGGCGCAATGCACGAGATTATGAAAGGATATTTGGTAAACCTGTTGAGAACAACGATAAGGTTATCACCATGACTATTCGTGTTAAACAGCTAGCTGACATCAATAAAACATCTGATACTGATTGGAATGTCAAATGTATTGATGAGTTATTTAGATACTATAAGGTATATGATGGAAGCAAAAAGGTTAAATTACCTGAAGACGAACTCCATCAGTTATACGACATATTGACATACAATTCTGTAACTAAGCGAAGAAATACTATCAATATCATTCCAAAGGCCAACAGAAATGTTGATGATGTTGTATCAACAATTGATGCATTTATAGATAAATATTATCCAGATATACAATATGATTTATCAATTTCAGGTGATAAAATAGTTATTACAGTTGAATAGCTATTTAACTTATATTATCATAGGTATAGTTGAAAGTACCTTGTTTACACGTTATTAGGGATAGTAACTAAACGGCAGAAAGCTTTCCGTTGTGACTATGGGTGTGCGAAACGGTAGTCAACCATGCAGATATAGTATAATGGTTATTACATCAGATTTCCAATCTGGTTATGTGGGTTCAATTCCCACTATCTGCTCCAGGGGCGCAGGTTTGAGATCATGCCACACTAACTAAAATCCTTGTATCTATGGGTATTCCTGCACAACCATAGAATAGGTAGGGAATTCTATTCAATATGCAGATGTAGTTCAATATCTGCTCCAATAATCCCACTGCCCCAGCTATTCTATTAGCAAGTAGGGTTCGTTGCATGCAAGGGCAGCATCTGTAACGGTCAAGCGTACACGATTTATAGTGCTCGATATAAACTGTATGATGAGCAAGCAGTACGTTAAGTAGTACAGTGACATTCGGAGAGACGAAGGTACTCATTTTACAATCTGAGGTTTCCAACTGTTCTTAAGGTGGAAACCCGATGTCAGAATCATCTAATGTAAGATAATTAGAATTGAAGACTAATGTTATTTATCATACGTTCAAGATCAGGTCTTTCCGATGTAGTTCCTGAGATGCCATCGTCAATTCATTCTAATCAATGGTGGTGCAATTCCACCTTCTGACACCAGACCCGCTATTTCATACATCTTAATTGGTCACTGAATAGAATGAAACCTTGCCAATTTGGTCGGCAGTCAGTACGGTAGAAAAGCGTACAGTATGATGATAATGCCTTTCTAGAAAGACTTACCGGATACCTATTCCGCAACAGGTGCAAAATCGTAACCCGAACCTATATGCGATAACAACAAAGTGTCAGGGTGACAACTTGGAACAGGACAAGTACCTTCAGTTTAAAGGGCTGTTGGGTTTACTCAGCAGCTCGTATGCAGTCGGTGGCCACTATCAACGTACACGATAGCGTAGGTTTGATTCCTACGGACTGCACCAGCCGACTTGTCAATGTCGTAAAACTTGATGGGTGATACTTGCCCGAACGTTAAGCTATAAGGTCAGTACTTAAGAGTTATAGTCTTGAAGAAATGGATCTTCTTCTGATACGCTTGATGTAAAGGATTCTCCAGCGGTCTGAGGTGCAACAGATGGCTGAGCTGAAATGTATCAAAAAGTTTTACTGCACTAACGGATGATACAAGTACCGTGGAGATTGCCGGTACGCTTGCCCTATATGCAAAATAGGGCATAAATGCGGATATGGTGAAATAGGCATACACGATAGATTTAGGTTCTATTGCCGTAAGGCGTGCAGGTTCGACTCCTGTTATCCGCACCAATAACTTCTTATAAAAACTTCCACAATGGTAAAAGATGTCGAGTAATTCGGCATCTTTTGCTTTATAAATCGTTATATAATATACAAGTATTAAAATATGGAGGACTTACATATGAAACATCAACAGATAATTATCATCAACGGAAATGGAGGTGTAGGTAAAGATACATTCATTAGGGTATTATCAAGTGTATTCAGAGATGTAGACATATGGAGTTATTCTACTATCGACAAGGTTAAAGAGATTGCTAAGATGATAGGATGGGATGGCGTCAAGGATGAAAAAGGTCGAAAACTTCTAGCTGATCTGAAATCTCTCTGCGACAGCTACAATGATATGACTTTCAAAGATATGAAGCAAGCTGTGTCAGAATTTAAGAACAGCTATGGTACGCTGCTATTCATTCACATTAGAGAACCTCATAACATTGATAGAGCAAAAAATGAGTTTGATGCTATTACAATGTTAGTAACTAGAGATTCTGTTGAAAATATAACATCTAATGACGCTGATAAACATGTTGCAGAATATGACTATGATTATGTTGTAAACAACAATGGTAATCTTGTACAGCTTGAATTAGAGGCAAAGAAATTTTTACAATACATAAATAACATCATGCGAAACAGCTAATCGTTATATAATACATAACTTGAAAGGAGTATTCTAATGAATAAGGTATACAGTGAGTTTCGCAGAGGTGATGTATGATATGTTCGGCTTAATGATGAAATAGGAGATGGTAATGACAAATCGTCTGTTCAAAAGAAAAGTCGACCTTATCTCATTGTTTCATGTGAGGAAAACAACAATTGTGCACCTACTATTAATGCTATACCTATTACTACACGCCCAGCTGATCATTTACCAATGCATGTTTACTTCAATTACAACAATAGAGACCAGCTTGTATTATGCGAACAAATTGCTACGTTATCTGTATTAGATTTTAAGCGTTCAGGTTCTCATTTCATGTATTGTTTCAATCTTGAATTCATGACAAAGATTGACGACGCACTTGCTGCACAGTTAGGACTCAGACCAAGAGTTGCTGATATGAAAGTATTAGAAAATTTAATTGATAAGATTTCATCTGAAAGAGAAGCAGAGCTGAAACGCAAATATGAAGACAGCTTACAGATGAGAGTTGAATCAATTGCTGCAAAGTTAGCAAAACAATTCAATATCGACTTAAATGCACAAGATATGCTTACAGGTGCAACGTATAGACCGGAAGAATTGACATATGCATCTAAAGAAACTAAAGCAAATATTGCTGAAACTGCTAAATCTAGAATGACACCGCCAGTTGAACCGCAGCCATCACCTGAAAATTCAAAACCTGCACCTGAAACATCCGACAAATCAACAAATAAATCAAGAAAAAAATCCTCCAAAACACAATGGACAGAAGCAGCAATGAAGGCATACTTATCAGACTACGAACATCTATCTGTATCAGCAATGTCTTCTAAATATAGTATAGCTAAAAAGTCTGTTGCACAATATCGGTACTTATTCAGAAAGAAGCTAGATGAACAAGGAGACGATAATGAGTGACACCGAAGGAACTATTTGACAAAAATCAAAAGTTAGTAGGATATTGCTTCAAGAAATATGTAGGTAACTATTCTTTACCAGACCATGAAGATATCATTCAAGAAGGTATGTTAGGTCTTTGGCAAGCTGCTGTAAAATTCGATGAAACTAAAGGTGTCAAATTCAATACATTTGCAGTGAAATACATATATGGAACTATGCTGAGATATATTAGAGATAGACGAAATACGACCCGTGTTCCTAGAGCAGTAAGAGATGCAAGCGATTCAGATACTATAAACAAAATATTAAATGTATATTCATTAGATGCTGAAAAACAAGTAGATGACAATAAATCAACATCGTTAATAGATACTATAGCAGACTCGCCTGATGAATACGAATATCTAACAGAAGATATCATAGATAAATTTTTAGATACCATTAAAAATCCAATTCACAGAGACATAATGGAGGAATATTATTATACAATTGTATGGTATGGTAAAATTACACAGCGTGATTTGTATGAAAAGTATGGTATATCTCAACCTAATTTATCTAGAATATTAAAAAGATACAATGATGAATTTGCAGCATACATAAACAACAATTAAATATCTATACATCAATTACCTTATATAAATATACAGGTAATTGATGTATAGTTTTATGCCGATATGTCGGAATTGGCAGACGAGGCAGACTCAAAATCTGTTGTCAGTAATGACGTAAGGGTTCAAGTCCCTTTATCGGCACCATTATTGTGATGATATATCACAATATAATCATACTATATGGAGGTATTAGGATATGATAACACACATCATAAAAAGAGATGGTCGTAAAGTACCATTTGACATCGAGAAAATAGTAAATGCTGTATTCAGAGCTGCTAACTCAGTAGGTGGTACAGATGCGGAGACGGCTAAAGACATCGCCATAAAAACATGTGACTACTATGAAAAAACATATATAGATCAGACTCCTACGGTTGAGCTTATTCAAGACATTGTTGAGAAGATGCTTATAGAAGGTGGACATGCAAGAACTGCTAAAGCTTATATATTGTATCGGCAAGAGCGTACACGTGACAGAGAAATGAAATCTGGTCTGATGCAAACAATGAAAGAGCTTACGTTTGAATCGGCTAAAAACAGTGATAATAAGCGTGAAAATGCAAACATAAATGGTGACACGGCAATGGGTACAATGCTCAAGTATGGATCATCAGCTGCTAAAGCCTTTTATGAATTGAGTATATTGAATCCAGAACATGCAAAAGCTCACCGTGAAGGTGATATCCATATTCATGATCTTGATTTCTATACGCTTACAACAACATGCACTCAGATTGATTTGGTCAGATTGCTTAAAGATGGATTTTCTACAGGACATGGTCATTTGAGAGAACCAAATGATATTGCAAGCTATTCTGCACTTGCTTGTATTGCTATACAATCTAATCAAAACGACCAGCATGGTGGTCAAAGTGTACCAAATTTTGAATATGCAATGGCTGTAGGTGTACGGAAAACGTTTGCACATAAATATGTTCAGAATCTTGCTAAAGCAATTCTGTTAATTGGTCAGCTTGATGATGCTGAAAGATTTGCAGATCGTATATCTAATGACATCAAGAACAAATTCAACTTAATTCCTACACTTGCAAACGAAGATGATTATCAGAAAATTGAGAATTCATACCTGTGTGAATATCTAGGTGCAGAGCATGCCAAAGCTATTCAGTCATTTGCACGAAAGTATGCCATCAAAGAAACAGAACGTGCTACTTACCAAGCGATGGAAGCACTTATTCATAATTTGAATACAATGCATTCAAGAGCTGGTGCACAAGTACCATTCAGCTCTATAAACTATGGTACAGATACGTCTCCTGAAGGTAGAATGGTTATCAAAAATATTCTACTTGCTGAGGAAGCCGGTCTGGGAAATGGAGAAACACCTATCTTCCCGATTCATATTTTCAAAGTCAAAGAGGGTGTGAACTATAACAAAGAAGATCCAAACTACGACTTGTTTGAGCTGGCGTGCAAGGTGTCTGCTAAGCGTTTGTTCCCTAACTTCTCATTTATCGACGCTCCATTTAACCTTCAGTATTACCGCCAAGGGCACCCTGAGACCGAGGTTGCGTATATGGGCTGTCGTACAAGAGTCATTGGTAATGTACATGACCCGTCAAAAGAGATTGTAAATGGAAGGGGTAATTTAAGTTTTACGTCTATTAATTTACCTCGACTTGCAATTGAAGCTAATCATGATATAGACAAGTTCTACGAAATGTTGCACGAAAAAATGAATTTAGTAATAGATCAGCTTATGCATCGTTTCAGAATTCAATCTAAGAAACTTGTACGTAACTACCCATTCCTTATGGAACAAGGTGTATGGATTGATTCAGGTAAACTTAATTTAGATGACGAAGTCGGAGAAGTATTAAAACACGGTACTCTTTCCGTTGGATTCATCGGACTTGCTGAATGTCTTAAAGCTCTCATTGGAGTTCATCACGGCGAAAGTGAAGAAGCACGTAAGTTAGGTTATGAAATTATTAAAACAATGCGTCAACGTGTAGATGAGGAATCTAAAAGAACTGGACTTAATTTCTCTCTTCTTGCAACGCCTGCTGAGGGACTTTCAGGACGTTTTGTACGTATGGACGCTAAGAAATATGGAATCATTGAGGGTGTAACTGACAGAGATTACTATACAAACTCTTTCCATGTGCCTGTTTACTATCCGATAAGCGCATTTGAGAAAATAAAAATAGAAGCTCCTTACCATGAGCTTACAAATGCAGGTCATATCAGCTATATTGAGATGGATGGTGACCCTGTTCAGAATGTAGAAGCATTTGAAAAAGTTGTACGTTGTATGAAAGAATCAGGTATCGGTTATGGTTCAATCAACCATCCAGTAGATAGAGATCCAGTTTGTGGATTCACAGGAATCATTGGAGATACTTGTCCACAGTGTGGACGTACTGAAGGTGATATCCCATTTGAAAGAATTCGTCGCATTACAGGATACCTTGTAGGTACACTTGACAGATTCAACAATGCTAAACGTGCAGAAGAAAGTCAAAGAGTAAAACATAATATTTGATGTATATCGGCAATAGTCGGTGTATATAAATACAACAGCGGACATTTGTAAATCAAGTGCCCGCTGTTTTTGTGTGTAAAATTACAGAATCGTTATGTATATTGTAGAAAATAAATAACATAAAAGGAGATAATATTATGGTAAAAACAATTATCATTATTGTTGCTATGACGGCTTGTCTTTTGAGTTTATGGAAGGCGATGTTTAAACATGCTGCTAATTTTGATAAGGTATTTTTCAGTGTGCTATCTGTAGTTTTCATACTCATCGGAATTGTCATCAGCAATACATTATAACTATATAGGAGGATGTTAAATATGACCTTACTTGAACGTGTTCATCAAGACTATCAGAAACGCATCGACATGATAAATCAGATGATGAATTTGCCTAATTCGGCAGCTGGATTAGCTGCAGGTGCTACTATGTTGTATGCATATGCTAGAATGAAGACCGCTGACTATGCTGAACTCAAAGCAGATTATGAATTCGCGATTGCTAACAAACTGTTATGTAACCACACAAGCGGATATACTAATTATAAGAACTATGTCAACTATAACATAGCATCTACTACGTATATAGTGTGGAGGCATGGTAGAAATAGATATGGTGTAGAGGAGCTGTTGCTTGAAAAGGACGGAGATATAACAACAGTTTGGTATATACCATATCATAATAAACTTGTATTGCCGCATCTTGACGATCGTCTAGAATATTTGAATGTAGATTCCGTCAAAGATATGGAATGGTTCTTCGCATGTTTGTATGACGTTAAATTATAAGGAGGTATTCAAATGTCAAAATTATTTAGCTCACTAGAGAAAAAGATTGCTGAAAATGCACAGGCATATTACACTGACGGTTCATCTGAACTGACAGATGAGGAGTTTGATAGCCTTGTTGATCAGCTTAGGAAAGAAAATCCAGATTCTGAACTTCTACAGAAAACAGGATGGGGATATTCTATCAATGAAGATACAACACCTGGTAAAAAATATCCTCATAAATATGGAGAAGCTGGTTCCTTAGAAAAGTGCAGAACTTGGGAAGAAGTGAAACCTGTTTTCCGTAATCAGTTTGTAGATGTGTCATTGAAATTAGACGGAATCAGTGTTCTGCTATACTATCGTGACGGAAAACTGCACCAAGCCCTCACAAGAGGCGATGGAGCGGTCGGCATTGACATTACAGATAAAGTGCTTGAAATTGGAACAACTGTTGATATGAGCAAGTTTACAGAATATTCTATTAAACTTAGTGATGATGACAATGCTAACTTCACAGGTGCGGTGCGTGGTGAGATTGTAATGTCATTCCGTAATTTTGATAAGTATAAGAAACTGCATCCGGAAGCAAAGAATCCAAGAAATGTAGCAGCTGGTATCATCAACAAAAAGTCACTTGAAACGGCTGAGTTGAAATTATTGAATATAGTTGTGTACTCTGTAGTTGGTTGTGAAAATCTCTCTAATCCCATCGGCAACATTTATGAAGTACGGAGTTGGCTTAAATACTATTTCAAACACACGGCTCCGAACTGTAATTATCTTCTTTCAGAAGCGGATATGTTGGATGCATTCACACATATGAAAGAAGAATGGGAAGACGAGTATCCAAATGATGGATTAGTGATTACTTCTATCAATTTAAAGAATGACGGCTTGGCAATCATTCAGGAATCTCAAGCATTCAAATTTAAATCTGTAACTGCTCAGACAAAAGTACTTGAGATTGAATGGAACATGAGCAAAACAGGCTATGCTGTACCTCGAATCAGGGTTGAACCAGTTCAGCTTGCTGGTACAACAGTCCAGTACTGTACTGGCTATAACGCTAAATACATTTCTGACAATAAGATTGGTGTAGGGACTATTGTTGAGATTGAGAAAAGAGGAGAAATCATTCCTAATATAAATAAAGTTATTGCTATATCTAGAAATTGTGAACTTCCAGCTTTCTGCCCTAATTGTGGATGTGAATTACAATGGAATGGTGTACATCTTGCTTGTAATAATCCTAATTGTAGCAATACAGTTTTACAAGATATTATGATTTGGACAAATGTACTTGCACCTATTGACAATTTAGGAGAGTCACTTAAAGAGAAATTCTTCAATGAAGTCTATGGAGATGTTCCTACAATAGAGAATCTGATGAAAAACAAGTCAACTGCATATCAGAATTCATCAGTAGGTACTCAAACATATAGAATGAAGCTTATGTTTGATAAATTGTTTAGCGATGAATCTATTAATCTAGTAGATGCTATCAAAGCACTAAACATTCCAAGATTCGGAGATGTGAATGCTGATAAATTAGCTCAGTATCCTGAGCAGGTTAAGAGTTTGGTAGAACTTGCTTGTGACGGTAGTTGTGCAGATGGTCTGAAGCTTGCATCGCTGTTTGACGAACTGAAATCAAAAATCGGTGTTGCAAATACAGAGTCTCTTGAACGTAATATGGATAAGATAGTACGACTGAATTTCATTCAGAAACGTATCGACTGGTCAACACCAACAGTTGAATCTGTCTCAGAATCTAAAGGTAAAGTTGCTATCACAGGTAAACTCAGTGTAAAACGTTCTGAATTTGAGAGGGAGTTAAAGGCTGCTGGATATACACCTGCCGAAATTTCAAAGGATACTAAATTTCTCATAACTGATAATCCTGACAGTTCAAGTTCTAAGAATAAAAAAGCTGATGCTTGGGGAATCGTCAAGATAACAGAGCGAGAATTCAGGCAAAAATATATGTGAGGTGTAACTTTATGGTAAGATTCATACTATATGTTGTATTGCAGATAATTGGCTTATCTATGGTTCTAATACCTGGCAAATCTTACAATAGAACAGAGAGGGATAAACAATATCATGAACGTAGAGATTTAACTGTATATGAATTATGTATATTCACAATAGGTATCATAGTATTCTCGTTTGCATTTCTATTTATGATGTTTTCAATACCTGCATACATGTAAGCTTCAAATATCAAATCGTTATAGACTATGTGATAGAAAATATTTCCATCACATAGTCTTAATGTTTATAGGAGGTTATACGATGTGAAAGCTAAGAAATTAAGCAGAGGTGTTTATGAATACAGAGGATATCGCATATCCAATTGTGGATACCATCATCCTGATCATTGTATTTGGTGGGAAGCTGTAAATATAATAACAGGTTGTGCTGATTATCATGCTACAACCAAGAAACATCTAATTGAAATTATAGATGATGCAGAATCTAATGGAAGAGGAGATATATAATTATGGTGCTATCTAAAAGTGTGCTGGATGAAGTAATCGCAAGCATTGCAAAAGGTCAAGCTAATTATCAGAAGTTCGTTATTATTATAACAACAGATTTTAAATGTAAATTCAAATGTGATCACATGGTTGGTACAACTGATGCTGCTGCAATTGATATTATCAGTGATACAATCATACAGTATTGCAGTCAGCATTACATTTTGAGTTATACAGCTCAATATATTGACAAAACTGCTAAATGTATTGAACTCCATATTCGAAGAGATATTGATCCGGATTCATTTGTTAAACATGGATATTGGTCACAAGTAAACACAGGTGATCGTATAGGTGATTATTATTTTGTATGTAGTCACTGTCACAAAAAATACACCAGATAAAGCATTTATAATTGCTCCGGATTACTGTCCTTGGTGCGGTGCAAAAATGAGATCGGAGGTATAAATCAATGATAGAGATAGCAAAGCTACTTAATATTGCACAGAAAACATATGACGATTGTTACAATAATATGGAATCTGCTAAAGAAGGAAAATGTCCTGGTCAAGCTGGAGGTGCAAAAGCAACTGAATATTTGAATGAAGTATGTATAGATTGTCCTTATTTCTGTTTAGATAAGAAAGACATCGGTCTTGGATTATTCAGCAAAATTAATGATTCATTGAAAGGTAGTGATGATATGGATAAAATCACAGTTGATTCGGATGATTTAGCTGCACCTAAGGATACATTCATATGTCTATTCGGTGACTTTGCATATTTTGAAGACGGGTCATTCAAATTGAATGAAGAAGGTATAAAAATACTTCATGATGAATCAAAATTGATTACATCATATTCTGGTGTGCATTATTGGTGTAATCATTTCATATGTGAATTGCTTGATTTATACTCTGGTACAAGTGAGTACAATTACTCATTAGGTACTATACAGCATCAAAAAGAAATTGCCCAAGGTTGGAATAATAACAAGGATTCAATCATCCAATGGTTTTACACAAATTCTGATAAATTATGGTTCCAATTAGCTGAGAAGATGTTTGACATCTTCATGATAAATATCAGAGACAATGCAGATATATTTAAATAAAGGAGTAACATTATGATCAAATATTATGACCCAAACATGTGTAATGCAATACACACTGTTAGAATAACTCTCATGCAAGAAGATTATGTTGGACACATCTCTCGGAAGATAAAAGGTGATTGCAAAGGTGCAGATTTACTTGAAGCTGATTGTTTTGAATATGATGATCAGGACGATATTGACAGATATGTCGAAAATGACTGCAAACTTTCGTATGACGAGGATTATTGCATATATACAGCAGTATTGACTAATTCTGACGGCGATCAACTTGAAGTTGAAGGCGATACGTATGAAATGAAAAATATGGTTGTATCTATAGAGTTTGCTGAAGTTGAGGAATTGATTACTAATGAGACATTAAAATCATGCCCGTTTTGTGGAAGGAGTGCGGTGTTGAAAACAAAAGTTTCTGAATCTGAAACAAGATACTATGTTATGTGTGGCAAATGTGAATCTAAATCACGTACATTTGTTTTAGCAGAAGAAGCTGTTAAATCTTGGAATACACGTCATGAAATTGATAAGTAGAAAGGAAGAAAATTATGAATGAAATAAAATTAAATCCTTGCCCGTTTTGTGGAAGCACAAAATTGAAAATTGATAAGAAAAGCAAATTAGTGAATTATAGACATGTAGCTATATTCACAGTTTCGGTAAGATGTTCTTGTTGCCATGCAAGAGGTGGCACAGTAAGCGGTGAAGTAGGAAGCGGAATAGCTGATCCTATATCAGACAAGCTTACAACTTATGAAGAGTTAAAAACAAAAGCTGCCGAATCTTGGAATACACGCCATAGCAATGTATATACAATTGTTCATGGAAGATGGATTGATATTGAACCTGAATACAACTATGAAAAGCATCAAACTGCCCATTATCAGTGTTCAGTATGTGGAAGAAGAACAGGGTATAAACAGACAAAGACTTACAAGTATTGTCCTAAATGTGGTGCTAAAATGGGAGGTGATGTCTAATGTCACGCTGCTGTACATGTATACATTATCCAGTATGTGAGCATTATTTAGTTAAATCTGGTTTAGATGCTACATCTGTTGTATTAGCATCTAGAATTGAAGATTCTACACGAAGCTGTCCACAATATAAATCTACTACATCTTGTATAGATGTGCCTTGTAACATAGGTGATACTGTATATTATGTCCCAGATGGTCGTCAAGGAATAATCATCAAATACGTTGTAACTGCTATTCATATTTCAGACGAAGGAACTATACGACATAAGTTGCATAAATCTCATATTATTGCTTTTCATGAACAGAATAAATTGAGTAATAGATTTAACTTTGATGAATTTGGAAGTCGAGTATTTACTACATATGAAGCTGCAATTGATGTAGTACTTTGTACTAAGGAGTGTGATGTAGATGAATAAAGCTGTTTTACTAAGCATCAAACCGCAGTATTGTGAATTGATTGCTAATGGTGAGAAAACTATTGAGGTTCGCAAGACACGACCTACAATTGAAACTCCGTTCAAGTGTTACATCTATTGTACTGGTAAGCCAAATCTTTGGAAATCAAAACATGGTATAATCTCTGATTGTAAGTATAATCGAATTATTGATGATATACCAGGTACCTTGCTCAATAAGAAAGTTATTGGTGAGTTTATCTGTGATCATATTTATCAATATTCTACCGGCAACGTTGATGGCATAGACATCTCAGATGAAGATATTACTGCAAGTTCATGTCTATCTAAACAGGAAATTGGAGACTATGAATTTTCTGCACCTCAAAGAGATTTTTGTATATATCGTGTAGGTGTTTAT